GGGGTCGCAACTTTACATAGCGAAGATTATGCGACGTTAACTCGAGCGAATGTGCTTAAACCTTAGTAAACTCGGACATTTTGATCGGGCCAAATGCCTTGCTCATAACCTGTGCAGATCCATGCCAAGTCGCAGGGATCGAGCCGGATCGGCGTGTCATAAGCGTGTCATAAAACCCACCCCCCCGGCCCCCGACCCCCAAAATCCGCGATGCGCCAGACAGCGAGACACCCACCACGCAAATTTTCGATTTCTCACAAGGGTTGGATAAAACGGGAGGCGATGAAAAAACAGTGCGGATTTTTCAACAAAAAAGGAGAGCAATGAGTAACGAGGTCACCATTCGCTGAATTTATGACACCCTGCATGATCGCTCATGGGATTTGATTGTGCTACAATGCGTGTACCGGGCAGGATGGTCTTGTTTGGTTAACTCGAAATTGGAGCATGATAGAATGAGTAAGTTGACAGATAGATTAGAGCAGAAGTTGGAGGGCATCGCGAAAGCCAAAGGGTTCGAGGTGCGGTATCAGGCTTCGGGAGACATCGAGCTTGCCGCCCCGGATGGCAAATGCATTGATGATCCTGAGACCACCGCCCTAGTCATCAGCAATGATGACGGCATCAGTTATGCACAGCAGTTGCGGTGCGCTATATCTGATGCGGAGTATTATGATTTGCAAGACATCAATAGGCGACATGAGGCCGAAGTGCTTTCGATGGCGCAAGAGAACGACAGGCTCAGAGGTGCGCTTGAGAAAATACTCGCTGACGCGCTTAAGGAAACGCTCGCGGAGATGGAGGCACTGATGAGGACAAAGCGCGCATACCAAGGAGGACTCAACATCGCAGAAAGAGCTAAGGACGCGCTTTCTTTGTATAACAACAAAATACAGACAGGAGTCGAGCAATGAGTAGGCGAGATTTCAAAGCAGGGATTGACGCAATGGGTCGAGTGATACAGGAGTACAACGGAAAGGATCAGTCATGAGCGATAGCGAAATTGAACTGCATCCCGTTGTTCGCCCCTCGGTGCGAGTTGGGCGACTGGTTCATGGATTTGACGACCCCGAACACAAGGCAAAAGTGCGCGAGATTATGCGCGAAGTCCAAGAGATGGAGGAAGCGTTTGCCCGACGAATGGAGCGCGAAAAAAATTCGCTAGTCGTGCGTCTGCATAACCTTTGCGATGAGTGGTCAAAAAGCAAATGCTCCGGCGAATACGGAATTGCTATGCGCCAATGCGCAGCGGTTTTGTATTCCATAATTCAGGAGGCGAGCAATGAGTAGCGACGAATGCAATACAGAACACCTGAAGGATTGTCCGTTTTGCGGTTGTCGACCGAGACGCTACGTTGACAATAACGTGCTGACTATTAGATGCTCTGGATGCGGAAACGGTTTTTCGAACCATGTGCGTTTTGGTTGTATGGCCGATTCGGAATGGAATGGAGGCGTTGAGTGATGACGATAACCAAGGATGATTTAGAGACGATATTGACCTGCGCGTTTATGGAGCAGGTCAATCCCAAACTGCAACACGACCTCTGCGATTTCAAAACGGAGGTTCTGTATTTCAGCAACGATCACTATGAGAAGTGCCGATATGATGGTTTGGTGAGATTCAACAGGGACTGGGACTGCGTACAGTTTCTGGTCTACATAGATGATCGCATTCAGTACATTGAGTTGGGCAAGTGTCTCGAGGCCACCCAGCACGAGGTTCATATTGAGTTGCCGATTATGGGAGGTGGTTCATGACCTACTATTGTGAGCTATGCCGCCGACGTGAACGGTGCATACACCCAAGGTGTGAGAGTGCTTGGGTTGAATCTGGTAAAGAAAATGATTGCCAGTTGGCGTCGGGCGGGTGTAAACCTGCCACTTATGAAAAACTTGGACGCCAAGTGGATAGAGATCAATCAGAAGTATTGGAATAATTCTGGTTGGATAGAAGTCGAGACAAGCATGGCTAGTCTCGTGAATCATGCCCTCGTGCAAGTGTGCGGGGGCAAATTCATTTACATAGCAGGACTTAATTGATGCCTGACCTCGTCACAGTTGGCAGTAGGGTGGCGCGTTCGAAATACGATTGCGTCGATTGCTATAACTGTGGATGTCAGTTGCGCGGTGATCGAGTTTTGGTCAGGACGTTGTCCGGGAGCCGGAGGCACTACGGGTTTTGCGATATTGATTGCTACTCGAGTTGGGAGATTGATGGTGATCCATCTCTGCATCCTGAAGATATGGATTTGGAGGATTTGATCGATGAGATTTATTGAGATTATCGTCGAGTACTTTTCTGAGTTGCTGACGTGGGCGACGATTGTCGACAGTGATGAGTGCGCTATACGTTTGCGGTTTGGCAAGGTGGGCAAAATAATTTTGTCTCCGGGAATTTATTTGAACCTTCCGTTCGTTCATAGCTTTGTCGTGTCCAGCAATGCTTTGCGATGCACAACGAGCGGTCAGGTGGTGAGTGGTGATGCCTGTGTCGAGGCTGTCGCTCGCTGGCGAATCATCACGCCGTTCTTATCGTTGATCGTGATTGATGATATTGAGGATTTCATTCAGACCGAATTGCAGCGTAAGCTTTTCGACAACCCGGACGCGGACAATGAATTTTTGAAAAGCGAATTGCGAAAGGAACAGGACTTGATTGGTGTTGAGTTCGATGATGTAGTTCTGGTAAGCAGGTCTCGCCCAACCATGCTCCACCTGAGTGGTGGTGGTAACCAAATTTTTGTAGAGAATAATAGTGAGTAAGAAGATCAGCAGTTCATTACGGGTAAGCCTTCCCTGCCAGTCGACTGCGTGTGCTGATCTTTGTCTGTCTTTGAACATGCAGTTGGTGTTCCAGATCTCGTGCCGCTCGAGAGACAAGGGAAGGCAAGCGGCGAATTTATTATGAATACGAACCTGCATATTGGCCACGTCCCGGCTACGACTCTGGACGGGAGTAAGCCGCCGAAAGAAGATCTCGAAGTGTCGCCCAGCGTCGACCAGACTGCATTTTTTGCGGAAGCGGAAAAGGATACTCTGGACCGGGAAGCAAAATGATTTTGTTGGTCTGCAATCCTAAAGCCGCCAGCACCAGTTTGCGTAAGGCACTGGCTGGACACGTCATCAATGACTTCAGCGATAAGACCAAAGTGCATCGCTCGATATGGGAATGGGCAGAGCTATACGACATGACTGACGTCAAGAGTTTGGGTGTTTGCCGTCACCCGGTTGATCGATTCATTTCAGCGTACTGGTACTTCATGAAGGTTCGCAATCATCGCATAACGAGTTGGGAGGCTACCCTCGAAGCTTGCTTGCAGGGTCGTTCGATAAATGAATTTGTTCAAAGCGAAGGCCCAGAGCTTTTGGCGCAATGCGCTTTGCACTTCATGCCGCAATGCCATTTTTTGAAGCCGGGGTACGAGGGTGTCGACCGCGTGGCCAGATTCGAATCGCTGGAAAAAGATTTGAATGAGATTTTTTGTGAGTGGGGTATCGAGGTTGATTCGATTCCAAAGTTGAACGTCAGTGAAAATCAGGATCTCGAAAAGCTCACTGACCGCAATGCGCGAAAAATTGAATGGCTGTACGCGCAAGACATGAATGAGTTTGGGTATGACCTGTGGAAAGGGTGATGTACACGAGCAGACTTGGCGATGACATTGCTGAGTACACCGAAGAATCTTTGAAGCAGTATTGCGCGAAGCATCATGCTGAGTTGAGAATTATTCCACAGACCAGTTGGCCGCAAAGGTACTGGAGTTTGTTCGATGCGATGAACGACTCTCTGACCAGCAGGGAGCAGACGAGTGTGTGGATGGACTTTGACATCATAATCGATTACGTCCGCGCACCATCGCTATGGGATGCCTTGGACAACCGATTGTTTTTCTGTCGGCATGATGAGGTCGATCATGCTCCGAGGGCATGGCGTCGAAAATTTAACCGTCTGGGATGCCCGAACATTTGGCCGTTCCCGGTGACCTCGATGGTCAAATGGAATTATCGACATGCATTGCAGATGATGCATGAGCTGAATCGCTGGCGGCACAAAAAGTTGGTTCTTGGTTTAACCGATGAAGAGGCGTGTGCGTATTTCTCGTACAAGGGCGAGATACCTTGGTTCTATTTCCCGCAGGGCTGGCATCGCATGTCCGCTCACTATGATGATGATGCATTTTTTTATCACGCCGCCGGGAGGGAGAAGATCCCGAAGCTGGATCGTGCCGTTGAAATACTGAAGCGCAAAAATGAAAAAGTACGGGATTGATTGGCCTAAAAATTTTACGCCTTGGGCAATCGAGGCTCGCATGTATCGCGATCTCGAGCTTCGCGAAAACAATCCACATGCATTACCCGAGTGGGAGCATTTGCGAAACATGACGCTATGTGACTTCCCGCAGGACGGGAGTCAGCAGGTGTATACGCATCACGAGTATTGTGATGATTACTTTCAGGCGTTCTGCACTCTGGGGGGGAAGTGGGAAGACGCACCAGCGAACATTCAGGAAGCTCTTCGCGATCCAAAGACAGGCAATTTGCCAACGGGTGATGTCGGTGACCAGTGTTGCAATACGGGGCCGGGTGGCCTTGGCAAGTCAGCCGTCTGGGCGATGGTCGCTTACGAAGACTTTAAGGCTGACCCCAAGAACACATTGTGCATCCTGATCTCTACTTCGCTGGTCATCCTCAATGATCGTATTTACGGTAGCATACTGACGTACCACGAGTACCTCGCAGAGCGTCAGGGACGAAAAGCTTACGAGGCCAAGTTCGGCAAATCGCAAAAGCAGAATCCGCAAGGCATCATACTCTACCCGGATGGTTCGCGACGGACTGGTTTGATTTGTGTGAGCGCACCTCCGGGCGAGACCCTGCAATCGGTGCAGAAGCAAATAGGTCGTCATGCAAAGCGCACGAGGATGTTTCAGGATGAAGCGAATGCTGTTGCTGAATCGGCCACGCAAGCCGGTATTAACTTGGGTATTGTCGGCGATGGATCTTACAAGGAATTGAAATTCATGAATGGCGCGAGCTGGCTTGATCCCGCCGGAGCCGACATGGTTCCGAGCCACAGGACGCGGAAATCTTTGTATCATGATTTGAATGCGATACCGAAATGGTGGCGAACGAAAAAAGGTCTCGCGCTCTTTCAGGATGGCCGTTTGAATCCGAGTGTGAATCATCCTGACGGGCCTGTTGCCGGGATGAAGGCTTACCCGTTTCTGCCTTCGTTTAAAGACATGGAACGCATTGCAAAAAGCTCTGGTGGAACAGACTCATTTTTTTACTGGGTGCAAGCCATCGGGATGATCCCCCCGGACGGCACGAGCAATACTGTTTTGTCCGAAGGTCAAGTCATGGATAACAATGCAATGGATGATGACGTGACGTGGGTGAGGATTCACAGAATGGTTTTCGGATTTGATCCATCGTATCAGGGGAAGAACAAAGCAAGCGTCATGCTGCTGGAGGTCGGTGTCGCACTGGTCGACCAGAAAGAGAAGTTGATTATCAGGAATGCGGAGAAGCATGATATTCGTTTGAACCCTCGACAAGATATTGAAGACCAATTGGTGAGCGGTTTGAAATCAATTTTAGATCCTCACAACCTGACGCCTCGAGACGGGGGTATCGATGCAAGCGTCGGCCAGATCGTTGTGGCCAATGCTATCGAGAGAAGTCTGGGCAAGGGCATTTACAAGATTGGATTTGGCGAGGGGATATCTGGTCGAACGTCTGCTGCGAAAAAAGCTGGGAGACAAGTGCAGACTGTATCTGCCAGCGACCCGACGCTTTGCAGTAAAGCTTACAAGGATAGACCGACAGAGATATACATGAACATCCGTCAGTTTGTTTTGCATGGTCACATTCGAAACATGCCGAAAGAGGTGATGGAACAAATTACGTCTCGCGAAATAAAAGCCACGGCAACTCCGATGCAGATCGTACCAAAGGATGAGACCGGCAGTGATGACTGGGATGAAGCTGACGCATTTGCCGTCGCATTGACGACGCTTCGCGAGGTGTACGGAATCCATCCGGGTGGTGATACCGATCTCGACAGACTGGTGAGCAAGCAGGTTGATGCCATGCGCGACAGTGTTGGCTACGCATCACACAATAGACCTTCTCAGTATTCTGAATCAGGAGACTATGTGCCGACATCAATGCCCAAGCGGACGGGCATTGGATCTCGACGTGCATTTGGCGGGTACGATTAGCGCGACGTCCGGGGACGTCCCTGCGCTTTGCCTTTGCAACCCAGTTGATGTATGATGCAATCGCTGGTCAGGGAGATCGATAGCCGAGAGGTTTTTTGAGCGTACTTGATCGGACGCGACTTCGGCGTATGGAAGTGTGGCTGAAATCCGGCAGTAAGCCACTTGATGTTCCGACCGGAAACCCTGCCCACCATCTGGTGGGTGGGGCTTTTTTATGACACACCAGCAAATTGCCTTATTGAATGCTACTGGTGTAAACTGTCCCCAAGCCAGTAAGGTGCTGGTGGTTAATTGTTAGTTAGTTAGGAGTGTTTTATGAGCGAGAAGATTTTTGAAATTCAAGGACAGGCTCTGGTGGAGTTGACACCAGAGGATTCGGCGTTCAACGTCGTGCAGATTCTGTTGCGCCCGAAGAGCAACAAGCAGGTTGAGCTTCGCGGTCGCACTTTCGTTAAGCGCAAGCTGGTCGAAGGAGGTGCTGCGTGAAGTTATACTTTCGCAAGGACGACGGCAAGATCGTCGGTACTCAAAAGGAAGCTGGCCGCGCATCGAACCGGGTGGACTTTGAAGTGCCAACAGACAAGACGGGCTTGATCGGATGGCTGAACCGGAACCTGAATCCTCAACAGGATGTTGCTTCCGAGAAGAGTCATTCTGATTACACCATTGAGGACTTCAGCTCATGGTTGCACATCCAGCCGGGAAAGGACGAATTGGTGAGAGGTCTGTGTGAGGCCGTGACGCAATTCAAGAACGACAGGCGGGAAACCGCAGAATTTATTAAGGAGTTGGACATGAAGTAGTAGGCAGGACAAATTAGATTGCAGAGACCCCCATTTCGCCAAAAGCGAGTGGGGGTTTTTGTTGTCAATAAACTTGACATTTGTCGCAAATGCGTGGTGAAATCCGCGCCTGTGACCGGAGCTGGAAAATATTCCTTGCGAGAGCAAGTGTGCATTCCTCCCGAGGGTGTTATGTTTAAAGATCCAGTGACCGGAATTTCGGTTAAAGTGATATCGATAAGCACAGCCTCTCAGGAGGTTGTCAGATTGCGCTCGATCAATTCTGATGAAGTGGCCAACTACGCGCAAGTGGTTTCTGAAATCACAGACTACATCTGTGAGCATTTGAAATCAAATGGGGTTCAGGACTGCTGCGTCGAGAATGCCACGCCAGACTCTCTCTCTCTAAAAAAGTTAGCCAGCGGTGCTGCGGCATACGCGCTGATAAAATCTCGAGGGCAAAGAGCTTTTGTTAATCACGCGCTGGCGACTAAGAGGGCCAGTGTTTGCAAAGGGTGTCCGAATAACAGGTCATCCAGTAGGTCTGGACTGTCCGCTGTAGCCGCCAGAAAAATGATATCAGCTATTGGTGACAGGGAGACTCGTTATGATCGTCGTTTAGGAACATGCTCATCATGCGGATGTCCGCTGAAATCAAAAGTGCATATTGCTCAAGACATTGTCGAGATGTCTTTGTCTCAAAAGGAAGTTGATGCATGCCCACCAAAATGCTGGATGATCAAAAATCTTGAGCAGTCGGCAGGAGCCGCTGGAAAGAGTTTGTCGATTGCAGGAATTAGTTCCTGCTCAACATGTGGAGGATGATATGCCCGATGACGCACCAGAACTGAAGTGGTACAAGATTTACCCGGATTTGCAGATTGCACATTTTTTTGCCGACCAGTGGTTTCGGAAAAGCGGCAATAGCAAGAAAGAGATTTTCACAATGAATTGCCGAATTGAAAAGCATCCTGAATTTGAAGGATATCACAGAATCGTAGAGGATTTATAAATGAGTAACGAACCAACGCCTGAAGAAATTCACAGCCAGATGAACGATAATTGCTTGGCAGTTCTTGCCAAGTTTCAAAGCCTGATCGTGGGCGAGCTTGAAAAGCCAAAGTCAAGTCATCGAGCTTTGGAAAGTCTTACCTCTGCGGCTCAGTCATATGCTGACTTCGAAATGTCGCGCAATGCGATCACCGGCAGTTTTGCCGGGAAGGAGTAAACGATGGCCGATGACGGAAAAGTTATTGCAGCAGCGAAAGCTGGTGGTGATTCTTCTCAGCCGAAAAAGAGGATTCGCACTGCCGACGATGCTCGCGGTCTCGCGGGTAATCTTGTCGAGAAGATGTCGACAAAGACTCGCAGAGGGGGTGACTGGTACAGGTTTCAGGGCCAGTACGGAATGCGCCCTCCCGAGAATCCAAAACATCTCGAGCGCATTGGTAAGGGCCACCTAGCTAATTTTAATACGGGCGAGTTTCGATCTGGCATTCGAAGCGATGTCCAGCCTTATTACTCGATGATCATGACCGGCGCGACTCCCGCGAAGTGGGAGACGTTGCATGGCGAAATTTGGGAACGCGATTACTGGATGACCGCGTGGTCTGGTCGATACAAAGAGTTGCTCACCCGGTGGAAGCAGTACTCGACACAGTGCATGTTGTTTTTGAAAGAGCGAGCGATGTTCGGGTATGGCCCTGTCATTTGGCCACACGCAAACTCTTGGCAGTTCAGCTCTCGACCTGCTCGCACGTTACTGCTCCCGGCGGGTACGTCATGCGACCAGAGCGAATGGTGGTTTTGCCAGATAGTCGATTCGATGAAGGTTCATGAGCTGGTATCTGTTTTGACCGCTATGAATAATCGCAAGGCGCAGGGATTGAGCGTCAAGGGTTGGAATAAGGAGCAGGTTGAAAAGGCGATAAAGCATTTCAGTGAAAACGAAACTGTCGACGTAAGCATGATAAATGATCGTCCAGAAATTGCACCTTTGGATCTGTCCGAAGAGCTTTTGTACAAGAGCTACAGCAAGTTTGATGACATTGTCGTTGTTCGAAATTACATCAAAGAATTTGATGGCCAGTGGAGCGAGTCGATCTTTACCCTCAACGGCAAGGAAGGTTTTTTGTTCGAGGGCGAGCGACGTTATTACGACGCATGCGAGTTCATCAACAGCATGCCTTATGATATCGAATTTAAGTTTTCGGACATAAAAGGCTTGGGTGACTTACTTACTACGCCGACGATGGCGAGAGATAAGCTGATGAATTCAGCGGTTAACTCCGCAATGATCAATAGCTCTCTGATTATTCAAGGTGCTTACGAAGGTGATGAAGCTAAGTGGAATCAAATCATGTGGGATTTTGATGGCACATACCTACCCGCTGGTTTGAACGTCGTTCAGAATCAGCTTCGCCATAACAACGAACTGCTTTTGATCGCCGAACGGTTTGGTCAGATTTCCGATGGCAACACTCGTAGCACGTCGAGTGGTGAACTCGAGCGTGGCCCTCAAAAGACCGCTCGACAATTCGTCGGAGAGCAGAGTCGTCGGGTTCAGTTGTCACAGTACTCGATAGACTTTTTCAATAACCACATGACCGAAATACACAGCACGATCATGTCTCGGATTCAGAAGCAGATTACGGATTTGAATTTGCCTCTCGCCGATGTGTCTCCGCAGGACATGCGGCTGATGGATCGAGTGCATCCGGGAAGCACTTTGCTTAACAAGGTTTTGCTCAAGCTGGTCAATGAAGATCAAGTGCCTGTCGAGGCCGTCCTCGGAATTGATAATGAAACTTGCAAAGTTAAATTCCCGCCGACTCTCGAGCAACTTACTCTGGTGATGGGTGATATTAGCTCCTTCGACCCGGAGGCTCAAAAAAGTGTGCGACGTGAATATTTGTCGCAAGCAGCTAGTCCAGATTTTGCCGCTGAAATAATTCCCGGCAGTGCAGAGCAGTTGGATAATTCGCAGGAACAAAAGGCTCAAATCGAGAACGCATCGTTCAGGGCCGGCGTTTACGTTTCACCCGGCACTCGAGACAATCACCTCGCTCATGCTTTCGCGCATACAGGTTATGCGATGCAACGAATGAGTCTGTATGAAGACCAGCTTGTAGGGCCAGAGTTGAAGGATAAGGTGGAGTTCGCGCAGGAGATGCGAATCCTGTGGGAGCATTGCATGGGCGATGGATCTCAGGGCGGTATGATGGGTCATGTGAACATCGTTCGCCAGTCTCAGGATGCGGCACAGCAAGTAGAAGAGCTGTTGGCTTCGTGGGGGCAGTTTAGTGGAATGATGCAAAAGCTTGAGGCTGAGATCGGTGAGCAACAGCAAGCTGAACAAGAAGCCAACATGCAAGGCGAAGATCAGCCAGATCCTGTGGAGCAGATCCGCGTTCAGAAGGAACAGGCTGCTTTGGAATATCAAGCGCAAAAGCATCAGGTGGAGATGGAAATGATGCAGCAGAAGTTTGAGACTGAGCAACAGATTATTCGCGATAAGCACAACTTGGAAATTGAAGCAAAGCAAATTCAACTCGAAGCACAGAGAAGGGTATCACAGAGTGAATCTAAATAAGTTCCGCACCACAACAGAACTCCAAAAGCCGTTCAGGCAATTTATAGAAAGCGAATTAGGTCAAGCATTTTTAGATGCGCTTGGATCGTGTGATCCCTCGCTAACGATCCATCCTGACGAAGACGTTTTGAAGTATGGCACGATTCACAGTGCGGAGTCTCGAACTTTTAAGATGCTGGTGAACAGCATTGAGCTTATGGGTGTGCCGCTGGCGCAACTTGCTGAACCACCTCCCCCGTACAGTGATGGCGAGGTTAAACAAACAGAGAAGGAAATAGAAAATGGTTGACGAAATAGATGACAATGATGGCGGTGCTTTCGACTTGGGCGAGAGTGCAAAGTCTGAACCGGCAACTGTCGCAGACCCTCTGAGCGAAGGCTCTCCGGCAGAACCTGCCCCTGTAGACGATCCAGCTCCTGTAGACGATCCAGCTCCTGTAGTGGCTGATGGCGATGCCGGAAGCTCTGGTTCTGATGCTGACCCCCTGCACGAGTTTCAACCGAGCTTGGCGGCACGAGAGAACTTCGACAAGCTCCGCAAGCAGTTCGAAGACCGTCTCGCCGAGGCGAGCGGAGATGGTGGGGGCGAGTGGGAGACCAAATACAATGATCTGAATGATCAGTATCAGCAGATGCAAAGTGAAATGGAATCTATAAACCAATCTTCATCAGAGATGAAGGAGCGTTTGAAAATTCTTGATCTTGAAAACGATCCCGACTTTCAGGCGAAGTACGATTATTCTCAGGAGTTGACTACCGCTAAAAAGCTTGCTGACAAAGTGGGGATTACCGAAGGTACTGTTGAGAAGCTCAGTAAGATGGATGAGTTTGATCGTGTCGCAGAGATTGCGAGGCTTACTGCTGATGCTGAAGATCCTGCTGCGGCCATGGTAATGCAAGCAGTGCAGACTCAGCTCAATTCTGTGAGTTCGAAAATGCAATCAAGATCACAAGCCATGGAAGATGTTGAATCAACTCGAGCCAGAATTCAGCAGGAGCGTCGTGACGCCGAGCAGCGCGTCGAGGCTCAGAGGATTCAGCAGGATGCAATTGTTGCTCGCCGACATTTTGACGAAGCAATGAACAATGCTATGACCAGTACACAGTGGTGGCATTCTGAAGAGGGTCAAAGCGCGATGGCGCAAGTGCAAAACAATTTTGCAGAGCAGAAGTATACAGTGAGGGATCATGTATCCAATGCACTGTCAGCACAGCTCGTTGAGCCTTACCGAAACTTAGCCGTTCAGCAACAAGCTGAAATTATGAACTTGCGTAAACTGCTCGAGCAGGGCGGCATGGATTTTGCCGGTACTGGAGCGGGTGGTGAGGTGGCATCAACAGGGGCAAAAGGCGGTGGCCTTTACGACCTTCAATAAAATATTGAGCTTCGCTTTGCTGATTGCATGCGCGAGCTGTATCAACGTGTCGATCAAGATCGGGTTTGATAACTCGACTTTGGTCGGCGCGAGCGACTTCGATAAGAACGAAATAGAAACCGAGTTGAAACATGAAACTGAAATTGATCCTTCTGCTCCTGCCAATCCTTAGTCTGACAGCTTGCCAGTCTGTCAGCAAGCGGTCATTGCCATCCACTGAGCTACAGCTCGCAGCGTTGGCGGCGGGTAAAGATATTTATGTCGTATCATACGATGGATTGAAACTTGGTGGAACGGACGCAGACATACAGAATGAAACTGTAACCGAAAACTTAAATGATCCTGCACAGGCCGCTTTGGCTGGCGTCAGGGCTGGCGCGGCACTTGCAAACGATGCTGGTTGGCTGAAGACGGCAATGTCATTCTTCCCCATCGCTGGAGCAAAGAGCAAAAGCCTAATCGAGTTTAATACATGGACGACTGATGGTTCTGCCGGGGTTGAGACGGTTAAATCGATACTCGAGATGCAGAAGAGTTCTGTTAAACTTCGGAATGACGATAGAAGTAGCGTGAGCAACACTGTGGAGGTCGCGAAAATTATAGCTGGCAATCAGGTCGAGCTAATAAAAATAAAAGCTGAGAATGAAAGACTGAAGTTGATTTCAGAGTCTGGCGGTGATGAGCCGTCTGGTGGTGACGTGTCGATAGATGATGTCGTCGAAATGATAGAGAAGGGATCAAACCCTGAAGGCAAATCTGACTCTGATGATCCTGCGTCTTTGAATCCCAACGACTTGAAAATGGGCAAGGGCAATGACATCTTGAGACCGGGCAATGTTTATACTGTTCAGGAGATGACTTGGAAGCCTGAGAGAGATGGCGGGGGAGAAGGTGCAGTGCTGATACCTTACCCCATGAGAGCAAAGTCTATAACAGTAATGGGGAAGGCGTATCGCCCCAATTCGATATCGAATGGGTTTCGCGAGACGTGGTATGGGCCGAAGGTTTCTGGTGATGGAAAAATTGTTGTCGAAAGTCATTCTGGAATGACCTACGAGTGGTCGATAAATGGAGGGAAGAGAAAAGTCGTCAAGGGCATTCCAAAGCCAACGAGCGGTGGCCAGCCAGAGACATCGAAGTCTGATGTCGATGTAGATAAACTCGAGATGCTTTTCAACGGAAAGTATATGGTGGTGAGCGACTACCTGTCAAAGCTTGAGAGGTCGAGCAATGATTGGCTTCGAGGCAAGGAGGCGAACAGAGGTCAGGGAGAGGTCAGTAATTTTTTGGTGGAAAATGCTGGCCCAACTCGACACGTTTTCATCAGGACTTCAAATCCTAATTTGTATGAGCTGCCGAACACTATCAAGGCTGGCCATAAAGGAGATTTTAAAATACGAGTTTCTCCGAGTGCTATTCATAGCTATCAGAAAGTCACCATTCCGCGTGAAGGATCGATAAGTCTTGCGTCGAGCAAGTGGCTGAGTGATCGGCCACCTTATGCAAGAGTAGATCCTCCGCAGGGTTGGAATTGATATACATAACGATCAACGGTATTCATGATAGCCGCTCGCGCACGACAGGAGTGATAGCGAGTGAGTTGTCATGCACAGATGGCGCAATTGTTTACCAGCTAATCTACAGGCCGGTAAACGCGATCACCGCTTTGTGGCGAGTCGGCAGTCTTGCAAAGCGTCTCAAGGGAATGATTTTGGATTTGCGGGAAAGTCATCCCGGACACGCAATCAGTTTGGTCGGGCATTCTTTCGGGTGCTACGTCATTTGGGTAGCTTTAAAGCGTCACGGGGTTAAGGTCGACTTGATACACATGGTTGCTCCAGCCATGAACGTGCGAACAAATTTTAAACCTGTTTGCAACCAGTTTGAGTCTTTGTGCGTTTATAAAAATCCGGCAGATCTCGCTACGTTGTCGTCATCCATTATGCTTGGCCATCCGTTTGGAGCGGCGGCGAATTTTGGATTTTTGAAAAACGATTGCGACAGAGTGTACGAGATCGAACGATTGTCCCTTGTCGGCGAATGGAATCATAGCAAGAATTGGTTTAGTGGTAGCGGAATACTTTTTCTGCTTGGAAAAATAGTGGAAGCTGAACGAAAGATTTTATGAAGCCAAGCGACAGCGAGATCATTAATGCTCTCGAGGTACATGGAAGCATTAACGCGGCAGCAAAGCATTTGCGTTCTGTTGGTTATTCATTTCGTGCAACGTGGATGGTCGAGCAGTGCGCCATGCTTCGAGATCGGAGCCGACTTGATCACAGCAAGCGTCCATCAAATAGTCAGATAGTAATCGCGCTCGAGGCAACTGATGGCAACGTCAAGGCTGCTGCAAGAATCCTGCGCCAGCAAGGTTTCGAGTTCCGCACAATTTGGTTTAACGAAGTTTGCCGGGAGTGCGAGGATAGGGTAAAGGAGACCAGTGGCGGTTACGTCCAGCCGCCGACCACAGACCGGAAAAGGCTTACTGGAAAGTGCTTTATTTTTACTTCGGCTCAAAACAATACCAAAGTGCATGACGGATTTTTTAAGAGCTTAGAGCATTTGGCGCATCACAGGAATGCATCAATTTATGTCGGTAGGTTTTCGTACAACAAGGATGGGTGGTCTCAGGCTCACAACATACTCAAAGGCTCCGATGAGCTTTGGTACGATGAAAGATTGCATCCGTACTTTGTCGACGAGCAGGTTCAGGTTTGTGATGGTTTAGTTTTTTGCGGCGAGCTGGATATCCTGCCTACAGCAGCCGTTCCGCTGAGTGGCTTGGACTCATACACCAAATCCGATAGCGGAATAGTTCCTCATGCGAAAATGCACATGGCATCAATTCCCACGATGAAAAATGATCCTGTGAAGTTTATGTACACTACAGGTGCTGTAACTTTGCGTAATTACATACAACGTAAAGCTGGGCAGAAAGCTGAACATCACCATGTCTTCGGAGCGTTGATCGTCGAGGAGGGGTCGCAAGGCGAATGGTATGTCAGGCAGATTTCTGCGACAAACGATGGATCTTTTTACGACCTGAACACGCTTTACACTCCCGATGGAGTGGATGGCGATTCTCATCCAGTCGAGGGCATAAGTTGGGGCGACGTTCATCTCGAGAAGGTAGATCCTAAAGCGGTCAACGCCGCTTGGGTGGGAAAGCGTAGCATGATGAGTGTCCTTAAACCTCGTCATCAGTTCATTCATGATGTGACGGATTTTATGGCTAGATCACATCACAATAAAAAAGATCCATACCATCTAGCTAAAATGTATTCGGACAAAACCGATTCTGTCCAAAGCGAAATTATTGCTGTCAGAAAATTTCTGCAAAAGATTTCGAAGCCAGAATGCATGACGGTTGTCGTCGAATCAAATCATGATCAAGCTTTAACACGGTGGCTGAAAGATCCATCCGGGTGTGAAGATCCTGCGAACGCTAAATACTGGCACTATCTAAATTATAAAATGCATTGCGCTGTGGAGTCTGGTGACAGAAGATCTTCTTTGGAATTTGCTGTGGGCAATTTGGATAACGTGTTGTTCTTGCCGGAGGACGATAGCTACATGATCTGCAAAGACTCCGGTGGAATTGAGTGTGGTGTTCATGGTCACCGAGGTCCGAACGGTAGCAGGGGGACTCCGCAGTGCTACAGAAGGTGTGGCAGTAGAATGAACACCGGGCATACTCACTCTGCTGGCATTATCGATGGCGTTTACACTGCTGGCGTGATTGGTAAGCTTGATATGGGGTATAACGTCGGAATGAGCAGTTGGTCGCACAGCTCAATCGTGACCTATAAAAATGGGAAAAGATGCATTGTTACCATGAGAGATGTCGGTGGTAAGTCAATGAAGTGGCATGCCAATGCTAAACTTTAAGATTGACACCAGATCGACAGTGTGATTGTAATTGGGGTTAGACCTAAAAATTTGCATTCTGAGGTCAGGAATGTTTTCGGGAGTATTTGGCATCTCGCCCAGCGTCTCCGGCTAAAGAGAATAAATCGTTCATGCATTATGCATGAGTTTTTTGTTAACCTTACGGAGAGAATAAAATGGCTGATGGCCCTCACACTGGCACAGTAGTGTCTGGCGATTGCGAAGCCGCCAACAATGAATTGCTTCGCGAAACTCCGAAGTATCACAAGGTGATCACTCGGATGGCAATGCTCGAGAATCCATGGCGTAGTGTTTTTAAGCGGCGTTCTTGGGAAGACGGACCCGCAAACAACCAAGCACTTATTTTCCGCAGTGCTGATATTGATGATAACCCCTCGCGTTGGGTTCGTTCGGATCAGTGTAACGGACGTAGTTGCGATTGGAGTTATGAGACTGTAAAGATTGGGCAAGAGCTTCGCAGTTCCTGTCTGGTTCGCACAGGATTCGAAACTGAATTCGTATGTCTGGAAGAGTTGCGTGACAAAGTCGCTCGCGCTCGTATCGCAAACGGTCACTTGCAGTCTTTGAGCCGGAATGTTCGTATCGCTGATCGCGATTGGACGAAGTACGCTTTCAAAGAAGTGAGTGTTCACTGGGTTGCGCGTCCGGGATACCCGAGCGAAATCGGAGACTACCCGCAGGGTCAGTACCCGACTTCTATGCTTACACCTCGCATGCTTCGCGATGTGTACTCTCGCCTTCGCTCCAATGACGCAGGTGATTCACCCGCTGGAATGATCAACAATGCACCGTTGCTTCAAATGATTATCGGTGATGAGATGTATGAAGATCTGATTCATATCGATCCTGATTACAAGCAGATCATTCTCGAAGCGAATCCTTCGCAGTTGCTGAACCCCATTGGCGGTGGCACAACTCGCGTGGGCAACTTCGTTGCATCAACAATTCGTTACCCGAATCGTTACAAGGTCGACCAGATCACTGGTGAGCTTGTTCAGGTTCAGCCTCGGATTACTGTCAGCGAAGGCAAGAAGGGTGAGTACTCAATTGACAATCCTGAGTATGTAGATCCTACACAAGCTCCTTACGAGGAAGTTTATTTCCCGAACAGCATGTCTCTCGAGATTCTCGTTCCGAATGCCATCGCGCAAGTTGGCCCGATGACGTTCAAGCCGCAGAATTACACGGGCATGCCGTACTGGAACAACGTCCAAGATAACGACTGTAACAAAGACGGAAACAAAGGTCAGTTTCGAGCGAAGCTCGAACAGGCTTCTCTTCCGATGTATGCAGATCGTGGCGGCGTTATCCTCGTAGAGCGTTTGCATCGTGATTCATTCATCAAGGGAGCATTCTTGAGTAACTACACTACACCTACCGCACCGGAGTCGATCAAAGTGGAAACACCTAATGGTTGTGTTCAGGGCGTTGATGACAACACCCTTCTGATCAATCTTACCGAAGCGTTACCCGCTGGTTGGACACAGGCCACCGTCAAGTTCGGTGATCGTTCTACCAAGTTGGCGACCATCACTGGTCAGTTTGCAGTTGCTGGTCAACCGCATCGCTACGGCTTCGAGTTTGATGAAGCTGTTACCTGCGGATGCTGTGGTGGCCCCATCGAGATTCTCGAGGTGGTGTCAGGTGCAGTTCCTGCTGATCCTGCCGACGCTACTTGCGAGTGTCCTGCTGAAGACCCCACGCCTCTCGCGTGTGCGTCCGCAACACCTGCCGCTGGATTCACCAGCGCATTGGAAGTTGATGTCGCTGGACTCGGAGTCGTGGCTGGAGATGACGTATCGGTTAACTTCGGTGACGTTGTTGGAACGCGCATTGGCTCAGTTCAGAGCTATGCTGATCCGACCCTCGTTGTCGAGTTCACAGGTGTGGCTGTAAGTTGCACCAGTGGCGATGGCGTCCTGTCTGTAGAAGCGGTTTAATCTAACGGGAGCGGGTCAGGCTTCAATTGAGGTCTGACCCCTCCCATTTTTATTGGGAGAAAATTATGCATGCATTTCGATTCCTAAACAAATCGTATTCTATAAGCCAACTCGGCCATGTCCTTGATTGCATTTACTGTAAGCTGAAAAAGATCGCTCAAGCGGGTGGTTCTGGAACGTGCCTAAACGTAAGCGGCTCAAACACCAGCTCTGAGTACTATGAAGTTCCTCTCGGTTCTCACATGTTTCGCGTGACTGCTACCATCCAAGCCATTGATGACCCTGACGGGTTTGGCGCAGGTGGTGAATTCACCGGATACATTCAGAACACTGGAGCGGCATTGGTCGATAGCGCAAATGCTAACGATGATCAGGGCAATACTATAGCTGCTGGCCTTATCGGAGGTACGTTGGTTCTTTTCAATTCAACGAATGGAAACACCAGTGACCTTACCCTTGTGGCTGACGTGGTGGGTGGTAAGCAAGTTTTGCGAGCGGCAATTGCAAATGTCGATTCTGGTAATACAGCTACCGACTTAGTCAATGCTCGGATTTGCTTCTATCCTCAGTCCAGTCAGAATGCAACAAGCACGGGTAGTGGCTCATAATGTTCTGTTTTAACGGAAAGCTATATTCGAACAGTCGAGCGGGTAAATTCCTTCAGTGCCTTCTCGATAGAATTGTAGCTCTTGAGGATGCTGGGACTGGCGGTGGTGGCAGTTCCAGCTCCTCATCCTTTACTCAGGTATGGGAAGGCTTTCGCTTCATGGCTGAAGGTGGCCCTACAGGATTGGGCCAATCTCCAGATCCTTACGAAGCGACAGGTACAAATACGTTGCTCTTGGGTGCAGCGTTCGATTCAACTACTGATGAAATCGCTGGCCCATTTCACGCGCACATTCCTCGAGATCTTTCTGCTGAAGATGTGACGTTTACGATTAAGGGGTGGGCCACTGCTTTTGGCGAGGTTGAGTGGACAGTCGACGCATCTCTGAATGGAGATGTGGCTCCTGTGTCTGGCACAACTGCTGGCAGTGTATCTGGCAGTAGCTCAAGCTTGTCATCTCAGCAAGTAGTAATCAATTTGACTGCGACTGAGGGTGATGAGCTTATATTTTATTTGTCGAGAACGCATGGTTCAAGCGTTTCGGGAACTGATGCTCCCGGCGATTTTATAGCCACAAGCCTCGTCGTAAAGATCGACTAATCGAGCGATGAGTATTCAGTTCGACAACGCTGGGATGTATTTAAAAAATCCTGACGGCACTGACACCATATCGTCAAGCCATCCCTCAAGGTTTTCTTCATCAGGAGACCGATGGACTTTAGCATGTTTGCTTACTCGAGACATAACTGGTGGCGGGAGCTTCCAGCGGATGTTCAGCAATGCCAGCGGCTCGAACGGAGCCAACGGATACGAAGCCAACTCGACGTACAGTGCTAATGATCAAAGGATGACTCTTTTGATGTCTGGCGCAGGTGCTAATGTTACCGTAGATACCGTCGATGCTTATGTTGTGAACGATTTGGTCGCAGCCTTCTTCTCGTACAACTATGCTGGCGATGAGACGATTCACGCTTCGTACAACAGGTCAGACGTTTCCTTGTTAAAAACGAATGCTGTGTCGAACACCATACCAACAGGAAACTCAAAGCTTTCAATAGGGTACGCTCGATGGAATAACGGAAAGTGGATGAAGGGGACTTTGCATCGAGTAATACTTTACAATAGACCGCTTGGATCTGCTCAGATGAATTGGATGGCCAAGTCCAGATTCGCTAATTACAGCAGAGTTGGTCTTGTATCAGATTGGCGCATGCGACCTCGTAATAGGTTTAATGGCGACTCAATTGTTTCCGGCGACATCGTAGTTGATCATGGCTCTGCAAATGTAGAATTCAATGAAGTCCAAGGAGCAAATGCGCCGGTAGTAGTAAAAACAAATTCATTCGCGAGATAGTTATGCCAGATTTTATTTTATACAAAAAGGGTGATATTGAAATTCAGCAGATACCTATGCTGTCAATTGATCAGTCGACTGCCGTCGATACAGAAAGCTCAGTTTACAAGTCTGCTGAATACGAGCTTCCGGCAGACATCAGTTTGTGTGACATCGTCGATGGCGAGATCGTTATAGCATCGCCCGAGGAACTTGATCGGCGCACTCAAGCTCGTGCAGATCTTGACGTTCAGGAGGTTCAGTTTGCTATCGAAAACTTGGAGCCAACTCTCTCAGTTCTCGTTGAGACCGCTCGCCACTTTGTAAACGAAACTCGATCTGGAGTAACCGTTGAGGTTACCGCAGAAGCCATGTTTGCCAAGGCGCAAGAAATCGCATTGGCTATAAGGAATCAAATTTAATGGACGATGTCGATATCGTCATAAGTTGGGTTGACGGCAGCGACGATGATCGTGGCCGTCAGTTGCAACGCCATGCCCGAGCATATACCGGAAGAGCTGTCAAAGGCTCTTTAGTCAAAGGCCGATGGGAAGATGCCGAGCAGTTGAGGTTTTGTCTTCGCTCCATAGAAGAAAACGCTTCTTGGGTGAGAAAGATTTTCATAGTTACATCCTTTGGCCAGAGACCGTCTTGGCTCGATTTGGATCACGATAAAATCTGCATTGTGGATGATTCAGAAATAATGCCGCAAGATTCACTTCCAACATTTAACTCTCATGCTATTGAAGCGAACCTGCATCGCATTCCCGGTCTGTCTGAAAAGTTTGTTTACATGTGCGATGACTACTTCATCAATCAGCCTGTTAGTCATGATGACTTTTTCTGCGGAGACAAAATAAAAGTTTTTGAGAACATGCAGATTGTCGGCGAGAAGGGTGATGCTGATGTTCGAGACGGGTATCTTTGCGGAATAAAAAATGCCAACGCACTGCTGGATGCCGCTTTCGGTGAAAGCACACGTCATCGCATTAAGCATGTTGCTTACCCGCTGACCAAATCTCTTTACGCCGAAGCATGGAGAATGTTCTCCAAATCTCTGAGCATTACGACTCACGCGAAGTTTCGAAGCGTTACTGACGTGTGTCCGAGTTCGTTTCTGATACCGCACATGTCTATGCACATGGGTGTTGGCGAGTACTCGCAAGTCTCTGTGGCTGGCAGGAGAAAGATCGAGCAGGGTGTCAGAGATTTCAAGCTCGGTCACATAAATTACGGAAGCGCAAAGTCAGTTCAGAGATTGTTTAAATCTCTTTTCGGGTATCCATCATCTTTTGAGAATCAAATTCGCCATGCTAAGTTTTTGTGGAGGCTTCGATGTCAAGCGACATAAAGATCGAAGTGCCGGAGACTATTACCGCTCCCGCACAAGCCGCTTCGCGATTCGTTGATCGTGCGCCAGAGCTTGTGACCATCATGGCTATAACATTTGGGTTTCTTTATTACCTGCATGCGCGTGAAGCCGCGCATCTCGAGGAATGGAAGCGTAATGAGAAGCTGACCGAAGCTCGAGTTCAGGCTTGCCACGATATTCAGGAAAGAAGCATTGTCGTTATGCGCGAGCTGGGTGAGGCTTTAAAATCTCATGACATTGCTTTTACCAAGCTAGATATAAACATAGGAATTTTAAACGACACGCTCGATGAAGTTCGTCGAGATATTAAGAATGGAGAAAACCCATGAGCTGTAATTGCGGATGTAAAGAAAAGTGTTCCTGCGATGCGACAGAGCTAAACGTCCTCGAACCGACCTACGAAACGCCTTCGTCCGGTGTCAATGCCGACCTGTTCCCGAACGGTTGTAGCTCCGACACATTCTGGGAATGGGGCAGTGACGATAACTTGACCATGCCAGCCGATGGCGCGTCTGCCGAGATCCGGGTATGCTCATGCAAGTTCAGTACCGGCCAAACGATTCTCGTCATGGATATTCTTTATGCTGAACTCAAAATCACAAACACGACAGAGAATTCTGATGGTAGTTGTACGCTCACCGTTCAGCGTACAAGTTGGCCGGGAAATCCGGCAGCAGGTTTAAACGTCGGCAAGAGCCTGAAAGTCTGGGTGGTTAAAGAGCATTACGATAATGGCCTTTGCACACAGAACGTGCCGCCTGTTGAGTTGGGAAGATTGCTTGTTGTCGAGACTGACGATCCTTGCGGATGCGACGATGAGATTAAATGCGTAAAGCTTTTCAATCCCCAAGACCCGGATGCTGTTGGCGGTGAAGACGATAATCCGATCTGCGGGGTGATCTACCTCGAAAACGGTTTAGCGTATGTGATGAAGAAGGAGAACACTGCTGTCGATACCGATGGCAATCCTGTGAACTACCTTCATTACCTCACAGGATTTTTGGATGGTCAGTGTCGACCCTACACACTTCAGGGTTCGGATGGCGTGACGGCATATATGAAATGGGATGGTGATAAGTTCGTTGTCGGCGATGTCGATTACAGCGACGTTACAAACACGCCGACTCCTTATTCGCCAGCGGATTGGTCGTATGGGTCAGTTAATACTCTTGCATCATACTTTACAAATGATCACCCTGACTCAGGGGAGCATGGGACTACACTCGAACAATCAACGGGCGCAAGCTTTTTGGCTGCTGTAAATACCATGGTGACTGTAACTTTGGAAAATGCTGTAGACGGAGCAAACCCTGATAATTATGGGCTTACCTTTATTATTGCAGACAATTCTGGAATGAGTCTCAATGATGTGGAGGTTGGTAAAATATCTACTGTAACTAGTGGCACATCTGTATCTGGAACATTTCTTGTTCCCGAAGGAAAATATTGGGCAATGGTTCTTAATGGAGAACCAGATGGAATTAATAATGACCCTAACACTCGGGCAGTTACTGGCACTTATGTCGCTATTACTGTAGGATAAACTCATTTGAACTTGCGAGCCATATATGCCTCATTCAACAAAGGCATGCATAGCGGTAGAGATCCACGCTTGCTCGACCCTGCCCATTGCTCCAAAGCCATTAACATGACTGTCAAAGGCGGGTACTGGCGCACCCGTCCGGGCGCGGAAAATCTTACTGACGACATCAATTGGTCTTCTCGAACTTCAAGTAAAAATATTTTTGAAGAAGGCAAGTTTCAGGGGATGGCGATTTATACGCAACCCGGTCAAAGCGAACTGCATGTTTGCGTAAGCGGAAACATTTTCAGGATCTCGCTCGACAACATGAAGGCGAGGATCGCGAACCCGCCATCCGGGGCAGGATCTCCTGAAGCTGATAGAGTTGTCTTTCAACAGCACAATCGATATATGCTGAAGCAGGATGGTGTTACGGCTCCAGTTATCATCGATGGCGGCATTGTAAGAAATCCTGTCGATTCAGAATTACCTCTCGGTTATTACATGGCGAGCGGTAGTGGATACTTGTTTGTGTCGTCTCCTGACCGTTCAAAGTTTTGGGTGAGCGATCACTATGGTGGAGACAACGGAATCAAGTATACCGGATCGACGACAAACCCGATAACCAAATCATCCTATGGGCCTTTGACTTTCAACGACGCGACAGCATACTATTTAGATAAAGGAAGTTTTGCTCCAGCGGATTCAGGAATTGGCCCGATAACCTCGATGGGTTTTATGAGCCAGCTTGACCGTGCTGGTGGGCATGGCCCATTGATCGTCGGTCATAGTCGAGGCATTTGGGCATACGATTTCGGAATACCTCGGCAGGAGTGGGTGGCGCAACAAATTGGAAGCGAAGTCCTCAAGGATGTCGGAAGCGTCGGTCATGAAAATATAGTCAACCTCAATGGTGACATGGGGTTTAAATCTCATGATGGTTTGCGAACAATTCGTTACAGCCGCGCAACTCACACAGAGCGTTTACAGCACAAATCGATCAGCCATGAACTTGATGGATGGCTCGATCATGAAGTGAGCTGGATGGCCGATCAGGGCAGTGGATGTGTTTTTGACCGGCAATGGTTCAGCACTGCGATGCCCGAGCAGTTAATCATTTCAGATAAAAATGACATCAGGTCTGAGGTTGTTCATCGCGGACTTTTCGTTCACGAGTTCAACGTGATGACCGGACTCAGCGATGATCACCCCAGCGTGTACTCCGGCCTGTGGACTTATCCGGGCAGAAAAATTTCTGGCGTTACGAGCGGAGTCGTAGCTGGCGAAGAGCGCATGTTTTTAATGGTGAAAACTCCTGATGGGAAGAATGAACTTTGGGAGCAGACTACGGGCGCAGTCCACGATGACGGCAATACTCGAATAAGGACTCGTCTGGATTTGGGCATAGCTCAATTTCAGGAGTCAGACATATCTGATGTTAAGAGGGTGACTGGCGGGTATGTTTCGTTTAGCGACGTTCAGGGGGATCTTGAGCTAAACATGAAGTACAGCTTTGATGAAGATCCTGTCTGGAATGATTGGTCAAAGATATCAAAGAAAGTTCCAGTTGATTTTTGTAATGGCGTTGTCGACGAGGATTGCTTCGATCAGAATGCGGGTTTGTTCCCGCAGTCATATCGCCGCATTCCTTTGCCTAAGTTTCCTAAAAAGGAATGCTTGCCCGGCAGGAGTAAACTGCGGACGACAGGTCATGAGTTAAGGATTCAGGTGAATGGCACAGGTCATTTTAAGTTGGACAACATAGAGCTGGTGGCCAGCAGGGTGGCTGACGGCGGCGGTGGGAGCGAGCTAAAAGTCGATTGTCGAGATCTTCGAGATGTTGATGAAGATCCGATGCTCGTGACGTGCCAGAATGATTACGAATATTCAGAAAGCGTGGAGAATAGTTATGGCGAACAATGGCCTACAGCTACTGATAGATGTAGCTGATGCAGATCCAAATGAGAGTTGCATAGCTCGGATGTTTAACAACCTCATGCGTCTTTTTAGGAAGAACGCACGAGTTCGTTTGAGCGGTGCTGCCAACGGTGTCCAGCTTGTTTACGTCGGTTCAGGAAACCCTCCTGACGAGCTTAAAGGTCTTGTCAAGATCGCTACTGACGAGCAGACCGGGCAGAGAGTTGACGACATTGAATTTTACTATGGAGGAGGATATCGGGGAATGCTACGCCTCCTCGATCTCGGAGCATGCGTCTACATCGAGGAGAACACTGTCGACGTCCCTTGGGAAAAAGTTAGTGGCGCACCAACCATTTCTGATGGCACAGATACTTTAGCTTTGTGCCGGTATGTAGGCTACCCAGTACCTTTCAATTAAAATGAATTACTATCCATTAACTTTAGGTCAGTTGCGCTCTGAAATCTTTGACGTAGTAAATACCTGCGCGGACGATGAAGAACTGATTACCATGGTCAACAGAGCGAATCAAATGATTCATCTGGAGGACTGCTTTACGGTGCAACAAGACAGGATATGTCTCAATGTTTGCGATGGTCAGGTCAGCGTTCCCTACCAGTACGAAAGTCTGAATTCGGCACAAGCTTGTGGAGATCCTGTGACTATCAGGAATCGTCACTTTGAGTTTTTGTTTTCAGGGCCGGGAAGAATCGACAACTCTGGATGCGAGGTCGAGTTGCACGACCGAGGATTCTCTCCTGTTTTCAAAAACCCTTCCACTCCCCGGAGAGTTTTCTTTGTGAGTGATCGGGCAGAGGACACTGGTGCGAATGTTGGAATTCGTTATGTGGATGGAAATGGGAAAGAGTTTTTCCATGGGGGTTTTGATGTAGAGAATTTGCCGCTTGTCGGAAGCAGTGCTGATGATCCGCAGTCTCCTAAAATGACTTCCAGATATGTGTCCAAAGTTATATCGATCAGCAAGCCGGTCACCAAAGGGTATGTATACCTGTTTGCCTGTGACGACGATGGTAGCAATCAGGATCTAATTGCACGATTTCATCCTCGCGAATTGAGTCCGTTTTTTAAGATATATGAGGTCTCTGGGTGTGCGAAGCAGATAACAGCAATGGCTAAACGTAAGCTGTCCGTTGTGGCGCACGATGATGATGTTCTTCCTGTTGGTCTGAGCGTTATCTACCGACATTACATTCGCGCTTTGCGTCTTTACGACAGTGACAATATTCAGGATCATGATGTTGCAAGCCGCACGAAAAAAGAGGCGCAGAAAATGCTTCATATGTATATGAGCCAAGGCAGTGGAATACACGCTGGTCAGTTAAATTACTCGCGCCATGGAAGCCCAGCAGACTTAACAGATTCGGAGTATTAAGATGGCAACACAATTTGGAAAAGGCCGAGGTATCGGGCAGGGTAATAATCAAGGTTCAAACAACATGGTTATTGGCACTCCGGTTTTCAATAGTTTTGGAGTTCAGATTGGCACGAGAGGGCCAAACGGAAGTTTACTTCCTGAAGGAAATCAATTTGTTGACAGAAGTCCTACAGCCGACTCAATCGGCCATGATCTTTTGCGAGCCGCCTCTGGTAGCATCGCCGGAGTAGCTCCATTTCGCCCGATCACTACCGACCAATTTCAGGTGGCTGGACAGGCAGGTCAATTTAATTACGGAGGCTTGCAAAGGTCTCTTGGTTTTGCCGATGAAACGGCGCAGTTCAATTACGAAAATTTTGGACGAACCACTGACCTCGCATCTCAATCAAGTTTAAGCAAGGGTCAGCAATATCAGGCAAGGCTGGGTGAGGTTAATCCGCAGTCGAGCGCATTGGCCGCTCAAGTAAGCCAGACGGCTTTGTCTGCTTTGCAGAACGCTGGCATCTCGAGAGCCACAGAAAATCTTCTGCGTAGAAATTTTTCCAACATGGCGGCATCTCGAGGTGTTGGAGGTGGCATGGGTCAAACCATTGCCGGCCTCGGCATGCGTGACGCTTCTCAGCAAGGTCTTTTGGCTTTCAGTGGAATCGCTCAACAGCAACAGCAGTTGGATAGAACTACTGCTCAGAATTTGATCACTGATCCGCTTCGAGCGGCGAGCTTGACTTCGGTTGGCGCGGAAACCGCGTTTAATAACGCTGTTCCGAGATTGACGATAAGTCCAGACCAAGCAGTCGGCAGAGCGGTAAGTATTGAGGCTTACAACAACAGAGGGTTTCAAACGGAAGAGCAGGAAAGGCTGAATGCAGAGGCGGCGGCAGATCCTTATGCAAGGTCGGTTGCAGAGCTTGCGGCCTTTGATCGTGGCCAGTCACGATACCCTGTTCCGAATTTGAACTTCGCTAGTCCTGAAGACAAAAACATCATGGACTATATTCGAGAATATGGGCCGCTCGCTGTGTCGGTAATGGAGTCGCTTGGAATAAAAGTTCCTGATTGGGCGAAGGTCTTGGCGACAGGGACAAGTGGTGGCCAAACTGCGCCCGGAGGGACAAGTGGTGGCCAAACTGCGCCCGGAGGGACTCAGAAACCGAATTGTAGAACTTTGCCGAATGGGCAGATTGTGTGCTTCCCCGGAGGTCTTCAGCCGCCAACTGGTGGCCAGCCGCCAACTGGTGGTCAGGCTCCGGCTGGAGCTGGAGGTGGCCAGCCAGCAAGTGGTGGCCAGCCACCCCCGCCGAACCCGGTAAAAATACTTCCAACGTATGTCGGGCAGGACAGTGTTATTCGGTACGATGTAACTGCTAAAAAAGGTGAGCGTTTTGAATGGAATGGGGAAAAATTTGGTACATACAAACAAGCTTACCAAAAAGCGTTTGCAGCGAATCCGACTGACGCAGATGTGAAGTCTGTTAAAAGGGAAGTGAAAACTTTGGATGATGCAAATCGCGCTTACGTCCATCATATGGCTGGAACAAATCTTCAAGGAACAGCCGGTGGTAAGCTGTCCGGCAGTCAGCAAGCATTGGCTGTTGGCGAACTCGCTGCGAATTTCATCACGCAGAATTGGCTTGGTGTCGCTAACTGGATTAAAAATAATCCGTTCGACGACGGAGGCAAAGATATCGAAACAGGATTTGATGGAATTATTTACGATACCGGAGCAGATCATTTTGAATGGAGATTGCCCGGAGAAGGAGGCAGATCTACTGGTCGAGGATCTACAGGTCGGAGAGGATCGACAATTTCTTTTTATGATGCATATGAGGCAGTTTATGGCTATAAACCAACTTATCAGGAAGTCATTACGGCTACTCAAAACATTGTTGAGCAATCTGGCGATCCCGGCAGTGGGGGCCGAGACACCTCCGATGCAACGAGAAATTCTGCTGGTGCAATCATAGGAGCATTTGGAGGATCTTCTTTAGATTGATGGATAATAATAAAAGAGATTAACTATGACTTTACAATTACCCGGTCAACCATACGTCTCTCCGCAGAGCGGTGAGCCTATCACCCTAACAGATGATGTTGCTTTAGGAATTCAAACATCATTGCAGGGTATTCAAACGCTCGCGAATGTCGAATCCATGCGTAGAGATTTTGAGTTTAAGAGAGAGCATGCAGATCTTTTGCGCGACAAATTCGCATACGAAAAGATGAGGGATTATCAGCAGGATCAAGCTGAGTTGCAACAGCAGCAAATCGAGAATGAATATCTTCATCAGACCAACGAGCGAGCGAAAATAGCGCATGCTCAATCTCTTGAACAGTTCAAGAGACAGGCTCGCATAGACAGGATGACTCTGAAAAAGCAGAAGCGTGATCAGGATGCCGCGCTTGAGCTTGAAGAGGAAAGAGAGCAATCTCTTGATCGTATTGATGATGAGCTTCATGAGATTCAGTATGGAATACCCAAATCAAAAGTTGCTCAAGGGCCAGCGGGTGAGCTTCAGAAGAGGAAAATACTTTTAACTCAGGATAAAGGAGAGGAAGCTGCTACTAAAAGGGCTGATGATTTAGAGCGAATGAAGATTCGTTATGAGCATCTTGCTCAAAGCAAAGATCCTGAGATGCGAGCTGCTTACCAGAGAATTCTGGAGCAGTATGTGACCGCCGCTTCGCATCCTGATGCAAAAGGCCGTCAACCGCTTGCCACGTCTCTTGAGCGATCTGTTAGAGCTGCACAGAATTCAAAGTGGACTCGAATCGCAACAGCTATGCGAAGCAGTAATGACTTTCATCAGGCTTTCGAAGACGATCCAGATTTCATGGCAGACATGACGCCTGAACAAATAGATTACGTCATGAAGCAAATCCAACTGGGTGCAATCGACGCGCATCCATTTATGAAGTTGCCTGAATTGGCTCAAGATGAATTGAAATCACGTCGAGACAAATTGTTGACGAATGATCAGTACACTGATTACAAAAAGGCAAAGGTGTCTTTTGCGGAGCTGCAAGCACTTGCTGAAGGCAGCGCGAATAACCCAGAGGGGGTAAAATACAACGGTACAGGTTACGTTCCAATTCCAGAGGATGTTGGGAAACCAAACCCGAGGCTGATGGTTGACCCTGACGCACCTCACGCCGCTTCAAACGATATAGCAATGGTTTTTAAATTTATGAAAATACTTGATCCGGGAAGTGTTGTTCGTGAGAGTGAATTTCGTGCAGCCATAGATATTGTAGGTTTTGCGGACGAGTTTTTCCGAAAAGGTCGTAAACTTACTAAGGGCGAATTGCTGACTCCTGAAATGCGTACTGCGATAGTGAATACCGCCCGAGAAAGCTTTAACGAGAAAGCTAACGAAGCAAAGGTTGAGGTTGATCTTGCCGTCGCTGGTTTGGATGGATTCCTTCTAGGTAAGCATAAAGATGTCGGAGAGAAATATCTGCGCGGGGGAGTTGAGTTCGATGAGGTAGAGTCTGCTGGAACTCAGGTACAAAAACAGAAAGATCTAATTCCTTCTTATGATGCATCTGGCAATCTGATCAAATAATTAATCGACCGTATACAGAGAATCGCTATGGCAGAAATTAATATTGAAGGTGTTGGCCCGGTCAAAATTCCTGATGGGTTAAGCGAAGAGGAAGTACAAAATCTTATTCCTAAGATTGCTAGAAGTGAAGAGCTTCGCAAGGCCAAGGAGGAATTGAAAAGACCTCCGAATGAAACCTTTCAGCAGGTACAAGAGGAGATAGAAAAGAATCGCACCAACCCATATCATGAGCTGACCGATAACGATTATCGAATCATGTTCAATCACTATCGCAATCAGCCTCTTCTTGAGAGGGCGTCTGAATTTGAGATGGGTGTAAAAGAGGGCATGTACGATTTGGCGACCGGCATGGTGCGCGGTTTGAAAAAGCTTCCAGAAACTCCGCTGGACACTACGCTCGCGAGCATGTCATCAGGAGTGGTCGGAAACATTCAGGAGATGGGGCCGATAGTTCGAAATTTCGGAAGTGGCTTGGCAAGCTTGGTCTCTACTGACGAAGAGGCAGACTTCGAGCGATTTAAGGCGAGACACAAACGTCGCCGTGAGCAGGAGTTGTTTTCAAGTGATCCTGCCGGTGCTTCGATCATGAGCGTGGCAACGATTCTTGCCAGCTTGGGTTTTAATGATGTAGCGAACGACCTTATAGACAATGCCGTTCCGGTCGACGAAGACATAGCACTTTTGATGGAGCCTTTAGATCCTCAAAATGTTCTTCCTGCGGGTGCTGGACTGAAGGCCGCTCAGAACATCGGCGGTGTTGGTCGAAAGGTTATTGCTCCAGCAGCAGAGCGCGTCGGTCGCGCAGCGCAGGTTCCTGCGAATAAAATGGTGGCCACAGCGGAAAGAGTCGCTGACGCATCATCAGCACTTTTAAAACAAATGGGAATCAATGATTCGGCCAAGGCCGCGCAGGTAACCTCCTATTTGACACTGCTTGCTACAGGCTTTGTGAGCAATGATATCATTCGCGGTTTAGCACAGGTAACTGGTGCGTCAAAGGTGGCGGGAAAAGTTCTCGAAGACATCGGCAAGGGTCAGCGCGTTGTAGGGGCGCAGGTAATGAGCGCAGCAGAAGCTGCCGCTCGCGTTACTGACAGCCCGGTCGCTGCCGCTGGGTACAGAATTTTTAACCGAATACCCGGAAGAGATTTTCCCGCTCGGTTTGTAGCTGGAGCCGCAGCCGGTGGAGCATCAGATCTTGTTTTGATGGGCATAGCTCTGGATGACTGGGGAGAGATCGGTCAGGAGGTTGGCGAAGGTGCTTTGTTCGGAGCCGGTGGGGCAACCGCTGGATTCGTAAACGAAAAAGTTAATCCTGTTGAGCGAGCGAGAATCGCGAATGAGTCGGCGATGCGTTATGTCGCGACAAAAAGCGAAGCAGAGCAAGATGCTTTGATGAAGTGGAGTGGCGGGGACTCTAAAAAACTTTTGAACGCAGCCGCCCTCGAAGTGTTTTTAAGAGGCGCGATGGCCGACTCTGGATCGGACGCAAACATAACTTACCTGCGTCAGGACGAGTATGCAAAAATCGTTGGTGATGAGCGAGCCAACACTGGCGGTGTCTCACGCATGGTAAGCGGTAAGCCTCAGATATACATCAACGCAGATGTGGCTGGCGAGGGTACGCCTGTCCATGAAATGACGCATGCGCTCATTGATTTGGAAGACGCAGACGGAGATGTGATCGGTCTTGGTGCGCGTCTTCGCAGAGAACTCATCGGCGACTTTGATGAAAATGGAAGACCTACTGGTGGCTTGTATACACCAGAGGAGCTGGTTCAACTTGAAGTCGAGTACAATAAGCGTCTTGGGCGAACTGGTGCAGATCTAACTACGCAACAAACTACAGTAGACAGATGGAATGACATCTTCCACGAGGTGGCAGCGGAACATGTGAAGTCGATCCTGACCGGCAAGCGTCTCAATAAAAAACAGCGACTTGGTTTTGGAACGGTCAAAGACATTGTTAACGAGCGTTTGAATTTTATGGCTCGAGGTCTTCAGGCCATGGGTATCGAGATGAGTCCTGACGGCACAGTGCTGGATGCGAACGGCAATCCTGTCACAGTCGACTCAGATGTATTCGGAAAGCTAAAGAAGAGCCGAGCAGTCGACAGAGTAATTATTGATTACGTCAACCTGAGAAACAAGCAGGTCAAAAGATTCGTGGCATCTCAAGCAGAAGATAAGTCTGTGATGCTTACGCCTGATGACCTGATTGGTAGCGAGCGAAAACTCGAAGCCACCAAAGGCACTCTGTTTAAGGTCAATCCCGATGGAACGATCAAGCGTGGTCTTGATGGCAAGCCTATCGCCATGACCAAATCAGAGCGAGATAAAGCGGCCAAGCAAATTAACGAAGCTTTGCACGAGACCATTTTAAATGCAGACGATTCAGAGTTGAGCTACAATGATGATGAATCCTTTTCTGGCAAAATTGATGAAGAGACTTTAGATCTTGTAGATCTCAATCCGAGCATACCTGACAGCATAAAGAAAACTCTTCGCTCTGTCGTCGACTCTATAAACGACAAGACAGGGAAGCCGTTTCGTCTTGAGTATTTTGCCGCAATTAAAAGGGGCAAGTACAGCAGTCGAATTCCCATGTCGACTCCAGAAGTTACATTTCTAAGCTTGCGACAAGCTAAAGCGGGTAACTTGTTTGGCGTGACGTTCGAGCATGGACACTTTTATGAAAAAATCAGGAAGACTTTAGCTCGTAAGAACGGCATAAAAAAATTCGATCTATTCAATGGCCCTGAAGGATTCGTAGAGAAAACTGCACAGCTATTTAATAACCATATGAATGGCTTGCCGGGTGCTACAGACCTCGATCCGAATCCGAGAGTCGCTCGCCAGATGGCACAGGAGATTTTTGACTTTCTTGGTGTGAAGGACGAAGGGGGATTTGAAAGCGGTCGCGAGGGTTCTCTCGTTCGAGCGAGGCGCATTGATCGCATTGCCAGTATTAAAGAAGTCGAAGGCAGAGCTTTGGCTTTTGACTACGGCATGGCATCGAGACGATACGAGCAAGGAAGGTTTGTGCCTCCGACAGTTGGTGCTGCACCATTCCGCAATGCCCAAGGAGAAACTCTGGAAGAGATCCGAGATGCTCAACAAAGTCCAGAGGCAGAAGACTTCAGAAAAATCTCTCAAGATATAGCCAGAGATCTTGGACTTGGGACTCAGCGAAACATTGATGCAATTGGTGGATGGTTCGATACAGACGTGAATAAAAACATTGTCGAACCTTCTCGTTTGATTGAGATCGACGATGCTGATCCTGTGCTTGTTAAAGGCTTTGCCGCTTTGGTCGGTGCGCTGGCCCCCGGAGGAATTCAGCAAGGGATTTACCTGTCCACCGAAAGTCCTGATGGCGAGCATGCAGAGTTCAGGTACACCTTTGGGAGCAAGCAAGAGTTGCAGGATGCGGTAGACAAGACCAACCAATTTGGTTTAGGTGCTGGATACACCATCGATGAAATGAATAATGTTTTAATTCTAGGAGCTTTGTCAGAAGATGACGCGAGAAAAATATCAACATTCGAACAGAACATTAACTACCGAGGAAAAGAGCGGCGAGCAACAACTATCGAATTCCCATCGGAGGAAGATTATAGGGGCTTACTTGGAGAGCTTAGAGACCATCTCAGCGGAAACAACACCCTCGCGGCAAGCCGTATCAATAGGCAGATTGATGAAGCCTTCAAGCGACTCGACCAGCAAGCCCAAGACAAAGCAGATGCCGAAGCAGCAAAGCTCAAGCAAGAGCAACAGTTACAATTAGATAATTTTACAAATGACGTGCAGGAGTGGTACGACGCAAGTGTAAAAAGTTCTGCGGACGTTGACTCTCAAAGCAAAGTAAAGCTCGAGCCTGATGATGAACTTTTACAAGACGCTTTAGATGACAATCCTGATTCTGATGTTGCTTCAGTCTATGCAGACGTTTTGAATAAGCAATTGTTTCGGAAGAATGACGGATCAGAATTCACAGCTCCACTTGTTTACGAAAACACAGATGGCTCCGCTAACTTTTCAATAGAAGATAGAACTTATGAATTTGATTCTTTATCGGATGCCATAAGCGAGCTGGAAACAATTCTGGATGAAGATTATTCATCTGTTGATCAGGGTGATCAAAGTTTATCATCTATAAATGATTATGTTGATATCTTGAACCCTAGCAATCGTGGTGTGAAAGGTCGATCATTCAGGGCGGCAGGTGGAAGCATCTACGTTGAGATTGGTGATCAAAAGTTTTCTATAAGAGACCATGAAGTATCTCCGCTGAGAGAAAAAGAATTTGGCAAAGTGACTGGAAGCCGAATTGTTGATTTTTCGAATCCTGATGAGATGCGCGATGCTGCTATGTGGATTAAAGATAAAATCTTTGAATCAAGCGAAGACGTAGAGACTGAGCGTTTTCAGCCGGGTGTACCCGGACAAATTCGCGGCAGTGATGTGGAGGGGAAGACCGTAAGCGAATCGCTTCAGATGATTGGCAATTCAGATAACAGGCTCGCACCAATAGCGAAAGCTCTCGACAAAGCTGTAAACAGAAGTCCAATGCGAAACACTGTATGGACTAACAAAGCTGGCAAGTTGATCATGGAGTCGAAGGATGAAAGACCGGGTCATTATTTTTCAACGAATCGCCCAGTATCTGTTCAGGTAAAACCGAAAAGTCCTGAGTCTACAATCCTGCATGAGGTCTCTCATGTATACACTTCTGGAAGATTGGCAAAACGTGCAGTCGAAAGAGGGTATCGCAAAAAGTCAGGCAGAGAATATCTCGACGCGATTAAGCGTTCAGCGGATGTTGATGGTGATGCGTTTGAGCGATTGGAGTATGCATACCTAAAAGCTCTGGATGAAGTTGCTCCTTTCATGAAGGGCAATACAACCATAACTTATGAGAGTGAGTTAGTTTATGGTGGATCACGGCTAGAAAATCTTTTGGAAAAAGGACATGTTGTAACTGCTGATTCCAAGCAACAAATAATGTCTCTCGCGATGGACGTTGCAAGATCGATGAATGCCATCGGTGGATCAGCAAAAGATGTCGACATAGAGATTATTGGCGAAGGCAAGTATGCTGTCAAAATTCCGAAAGAGTATGTTCAAGACTGGTTAAATCAGGATGAGTTCTATGACGAATCTGCTGGCGACCCAGCAGTAGTGCCGTTCATCACCAAGAGAAGAATTTCTCAACCGATGCTCGGAGATCAAGCTGTTGACGCTGATAAGGCTGATGCACAGGGAGGTCTTTATGAGTTGGCGAATACTCATGAGTTTATCGCCGCTGTAATGAGTGATGAAAACTTGCAAGACGCATTGCGTCAGATAGAAGTGCCTGAAGCTCGCAGAAATCTTTGGCAGGTTATTGTCGATGCAATCGCTGAGATGATGAACTTGAAACCGGGTAAGGAAGTCAGCTTGTTAGAGTTTGCTTTAGACGCAGTGGCTGAAATTTCTGCTGGTAAATTTACATCAGGCGAGGTTCAGGCAGTTCCCGATCAGCAGAAGGCGCAGTTGCAAAGCAAAGGCGTTTTGAAGGAGAGGTTTGAGCCGCACACTGCAACTGAATCAAAAGCAAAGGAGAACGGTTTTGATGTAAGCACTCCGCTATATCACAAGACGTGGTCGGCTTTTGATGAGTTCCTTCCGGGTGGAGCTGACCCATCAACAGAAAGTTGGGTAGATGATCAGGGAAGGACTCGGACATTGGTTGGGCCTTCAGGTAGTGTTATCTTCTTGAGTCCAGACCCGCAAAACACTCCAGCCTACCACAATAAAAAGTCTCAAGGAGAGCGGGTCATAAAAGCTTACTCAAAAGCTAAATCCCCTCTTGTATGGGATGCCGACACCAGAGACTGGGCAAATGAAACATATGGAGAGGGTTTTTCTGAATTCCCCAGACTGATAACTGAAGAGGCGAAAAATTCACTTATCGAAGATGGCTATGATTCGATTCACATTTACGACGGAGATCGTGACTCAGGTGATGGTCTTCCAAATGAAATTGTAATATTATCTCCAGAGGATTTAACGATCAGCAGTGATAATGTTTTTGCAGAAATCGAAAGCGAAAGGTCAGGGGACAGATTTGAGCCGGGTGCGGTATCTGCCCCGCAGGGCGCGGTCAACGTACTCTACAACGATTCAGATGTTTTGCCGAAACCGGAGAAGAAAGTTTCAAATTCTAAAGTGGCAAAGCAGATACAGTCGACTGCGGAAAATTATTGGGATGGCGAAATCGTTACAAGTTCTAATATCGATCAGCGAGAAGGGGTAGAGGACGAAATCGTCGACATAGCAGTGTCAGAAGTTTATGCGGCTCTTCAAGCAGACGGCAAGGATGCTGCCGATTGGTACACCGAAGACGTGCGCGAAGCGATTGAAATTATGGGCAAGATCCATCCAGAGCTTGTCGACGATGAAGCGGCTAAAGCCAGTGGATTCCCTAATTCGAGCGCAGCCAAAATGGCCATGTTCATAGCCATGGCGGCAACATCTCAAAACTTGAGTGTTAAGTTAAATAGCAGATTTGCTGAAGAGCAGTTTGCGGCTATTGCAAAAACCGGAAAATTTGATCCTTCTAAAGAGTATGGTGAGAAGGCGTCATCAATAAGTGGTAATCTCGACCTTGCCAACAGGATGATTGACAAAGTCGGGTGGCAGGAGCTTGAGACATTTATTGGCAAAACATTTTCAGTAAAAGAGCTGGAAGCTGCGGCTGCAAAGGTCAGTGGCAAAAAGGTTACAATCGCTGGACGTAAAGAAGATGTCGTGCAGGGCGCAGCTATTTTTGGGCCTAAAATCGGGCAAGGATTTTTACAAAATCTTTTAGGCAATTACGATCCCGTCACAATAGATCTTTGGATGCGACGTACTTGGGGTAGGTGGACAGGCGATGTTCTTGGGCCGGGGGTTACAGACGAACGTCTGGCGCGTTTGATCGATGCATTGCGTGATGCTAAAAGATTGCCTGAAAGCTTGAAGGGCATGCGTACAGTTACTCGCTATCGCAAGAGCGGAACCGCGTACAAAAGCGTCAGCGATCAAGTTGTATTTAGAATAGAAAACGATGCTGAATGGGGCGAGTCAATCATTCAAGACTCCATAAAAATCGCAGCCGATTGGCAAGCATTGTATCGATCATTGCAAATAGATACTATAGATCCAGAAAGCGGTAAGATTAAAAAAGTAGTTTCTACTACAAGAGAAAATTTAGATAAGCTGAAATCTGGACAAATGACTCTTGAGGAAATTGCTAAAAGTAATAAGCGTGTAATAGACAAAATAAACAAGGACTATAAATCTCTATCAAAAGAATCTAAGAAGAAGAAGAAGGTCGGTGAATATCGAGCAGATCGATTGCGTAAGCTTGGCTACGATGCGGTTATAAACAAAGATGATGTAAACGACGGGAAGCCTGAGTGGGCAAAAGCCGCTACAGTGCTGGCAAATTCGGTCAAGCCTGTGGATGTTCCGAGCGATCAGGATCGCGAAGTAATAAGCAGGATTGTAAACAAGGTGAGAGCGCGATTGGAATCTGATGGAATGTCGACCACAAATGCTGACATTCAAGCCATCCTCTGGTATCCAGAAAAAGATCTTTGGGCAAAGCTCAGAGGCGAAGACGAATCCAACTTGAAGAGTAGTTATAATGAAGAATTTAGAACAATCGCAGAGAGTCGCGGAATCCAGCTCTGACACTGAAAACGGAGGTTTTGAACCTCATGATTTGGCCGTTCAAATGAGCGGAGATCAGAGAGATAAATTTGTCGACGAACTAATCGCCCTCATGCGTAAACAAGATGCATCTGAATCACCGGAAGAGTCGTAGATTCTAAGCTTCTCGACACCAATTCCAGATGGTTGAAAAAAAGCGTTGACACAAAATACTGTCTGGGTGTTTACTCCCCCCCGTTGAATGGGAATTTGTTTTCCACACTTTTGCACCGTCGATTCCGGCAGGGCAAATGTTTGTGTGTCTACCATTCAGCTTATTGTTAACCGATAAGAAGGAAGTAAACATGAAGGAAAAGTTGGAGAAGTATTCTGCGCTGACAGAGCAGATTAAAAAGCTGTCTCAAGAAGCTGACGAAATTCGCGACGAAGTCGTCAACGAAATCGGCCACAAAGAAGATGGCCAAACCACTCATCACTTTGATGAGTTTGCTCTTACCCTGAAGGGCAGTTTAGCTCGCACCATCGATGAAGACGAATGGAAATCTATTCGCGACGAGATCCCGCCGGATCTGCACCCGGTCAAGTACAAGATCGAAATTCAAGCAAAGCAACTTTTTGATCTTCTCGAATCTGTGCCACACCTTGCCAGCGTATGTTCGAAAATAACTTTGAGTCTGGATGAGTCTGCCTACAAAAATCTCGCAGACATTCAGCCAATTGTCTGGAAGCAGGTAGCTTCCTGTGTAACCGAAAAGCCACGCAAGGTTGGCTTTGTATTGAAAAAGAAAAAAGAAGGAGAGTAGAAAATGGCTATCAAGCTTGGAACACTAAAAAAACCAACCAAGGACGCGCCTCGCCGTGTCGTGGTGTACGGAGTGGGAGGCGTAGGTAAAACTACGCTCGCGCACACCGCACCTTCACCGTTCTTCATTCAGACTGAAGAGGGCGACGGCAACCTGAAGTTGAACAGCTTCGGCATCTGCGAGAGCTATGACGATGTAGCTCAACAGGTAAAGTGGTTGTTAACAGAGGACCACAAATATAAAACCGTCGTCGTCGACGGACTGACTCGATTGGAGCCACTGCTATGGCAAAGAGTCATCGACACGCGCCCGGTCGACGACAAAGGCAGAGAGGTAACCGACATTGAAGGCTACGGATTCGGCAAGGGATACACCTACGCTACGGCAGAGTGGCGGCATCTTCTCCGGGGCTTCGACAAGTTGCGAAGTGAGCGAGGCATGAACGTAATTCTGATCGCGCACGATACTGTCAAAAAGCATGAGCCACCTGACAGTGAGTCGTTTGATCGTTACGAGCCACGCCTTCATCGCAAGGCGGCAGACGCTGTCAAGGAGTGGTGCGATGCATTGCTCTTCGTTACCTACAAGACTTACACCGTGAAAGAGGATGAGGGTTTTGGCAATCAGCGGACACGGGCAGTTGGTGAAGGTGACCGAGTCATCTACACAGAGCAGCGTCCAGCTTTTGAAGCGAAAAACCGTGACTCTCTGCCACCTGAACTCCCGCTGAAGACGTGGAAAGATTTAACTGAAAACATAAACAAGGAAGGAAAGTAGAACATGAAGTTCGAATATGATTCAACACTTGCTGAAGAGACGAAAACATATGAGCGTCTCCCGGCAGGTACTTACAAAGTGTTCGTCGATGACTGCTCTGTGGTCGAGACGAAGGCCGGTGACGGCATTATGATTAAGGTCGAGATGAGCGTGATCGAAGGTGATCGCAAGGGCGCAAAAATCTTTGCGAATCACCTGACGAAACACTCAAGCGATGTCGCTCTCAAGATCGCCGCAGAAAAGCTCAACCAGCTTGCCTATGCGGTTGGTGTTCCCGAGGGTGGGCGTCTCAACGACACCGACATGGTTACCGGCAAAATTTTCTGCGTGAAGATCCGGTACAATAAAAAGGACGATCAGGACATAGTTGCTTACTCAAAAACTGGCGAACAATCACCGCCCGGTGAGGAGCCAGTTACTCCAAAAGGTGGAGACCAGCCGAGCAAGGCGACAGCCGACAGCGACTGGTAGCCACCACTCATTCAACACTCGGGTGGCCCCTTCGGGGGTCACCCATTTTTTTTAACTGAAGGAACATAAATGAAAATCACTGACAAAATATTTGAGAGTTATGGCTCGCGCAATCAGCAGGACAGCAGAACATATCTGGGTGGTAGCGCGATTGGCGATGAGTGCGAGCGCAAGTTGTGGTACAACTTTCGTTGGGCGAAAAAACCTGAGTTCATAGGTCGCATGCACAGGCTGTTTAATTACGGCCACCGGCTGGAGGATGTATTGGTTGACGAACTTCGCGATGCGGGGATTACCGTCTACCAGCATGATGAGGATGGCGAGCAATTTGCTATGAAAGCTGTGCGCGGACACTTCGGTGGTCACGCCGATGGCAAAGGTATCGGCTTCCCCGGTAAAGAGAATGTGATGCACCTGCTCGAGTTCAAGAGTCACAATCACAAATCTTTTGCGAAGCTTGAGAAGGAAGGGGTTCGAAAGAGCAAGCCTATACACTTTGCTCAATGCCAAGTTTACATGGGATTGCTCGGATTGGAACGAGCGTACTACCTTGCTGAGAATAAAGATAACTCTGACTTGTACGAGGAGTATATCGATTTTGATGAAGTCGTTTTTAAATCTTTGGGTACGAAGGCGAAGAGGATAATCGAATCACCAGTTGCACCTGACAGGCTGAGTGAGTCACCCGCGTTTTGGATTTGCCGCTGGTGTGACTTCAAAGACATTTGTCATGGTGATGAAATACCGTCTACCAATTGCAGGACGTGCGCTCATTCAACTCCAGTTGATGATGGTCAATGGCTATGCGAGATCTGGGGGAAAAATATTCCTGAAGATATTTCTCGAAGGGGTTGCGACCTTCACGTTTTCAATCCGTCAATGATCGCGATGCAGGAGATCTACGGTGACGATGGATACGTCGTTTATGACCACGATGGTTTGAAAATTTCTAACTGCACATCAAGAGAGTTTCCTGTCGAGTGCGACGTTTACATGACCAGCAAGGAAATGAGCGCGGCCAAGTACTGTAAAAATTTGGCGAGCATAGATCTCGTTAAAAAAGAATTTGGAGCGGAGGTAGTGGTCGATGCAGATTGAGCTACGAGATTATCAGCAAGACGCAGAGAACTCCATCGACAGGTATGTCGATGAGAAGGGTGGCAATCCAGTTTTGGTTGAGCCGACAGGTGCTGGCAAGAGCGTTGTGATCGCCGCGCACGTCACTCGCCGATCCGATTTCAGATTCATGATGCTGACTCATGTGAAGGAATTGATCGAGCAAAATTATCGAGCAATGAAGTCGATCAATCCTGATCTCGATGTAGGAATTTATTCCGCAGGTCTGAAGTGTCGAGACACTGACAACAGGATCATTTGCGGCGGCATCCAGAGTGTGTTTGGCAAGCATGAATTGTTTGGCAAGATAGATCGCATCATCGTCGATGAATGCCACCTCATCAACACCCGGCAGCAGGGAAGGTATCGATCATTCATCGACTCCATGAAGGAGGTCAATCCTGATCTCGATGTCGTGGGGTTCACGGCCACACCGTTTCGATTGAATCAGGGATATCTCTGGGATGGCGACGACGCAATATTTAGTGGCCCCTCGCACGAGACAGAAATCAGGACGCTGATCGACAGAGGGTATCTGGTTAAACCAGTGCCGATGTGCGGAGACAAAAAAGGCTGTGCAGACCTCTCGCAGGTCAGGAGGACAGGTCATGATTTCAATCAGGGAGAGATGGCTGCGGCGTTCGATCAGCCAGAGCTGGTCACCGCTACCATCACCGATATGATTGCTCGGGGGGAAGGTCGACGCAAGCTGATCTTTTGCGCGTCGATAGCACACGCGGAGAACGTCCATGAGGAGCTTGTAGGGCGTGGAATTCCGGCAGGGCAGGTGGCTACGGTTACCGGCAAAACCCCCGCACAGGAGCGTAGAGAGATCGTGGAGGCCATCAGGACGGGTGAGCTTACACACCTGATAAACGTCGGCGTTTTCACGACTGGTTTTGACGCTCCCGGAATCGATTGCATCGTTATTATTCGAGCGACGGAGAGTACAGCCCTGTATGTGCAGATGGTAGGCCGTGGCTTGCGCCCTGCCGAGGGCAAAGAGGATTGCCTAGTACTTGACTATGGTGGAAATGTCGTTCGCCACGGCCCTTTAAATGCGCTCTCAGTGAAAGGTGATGGCGAGGGCAAGAAAAAGAACAAGAGTTCTGCCAAATCCTGTCCAGCGTGTGAGGTGCTGATCCCTGCCACAGCGAGAGTCTGCGAGCATTGCAATTATGTTTATCCTGCTCGGGAGCAAAAGCCTTTTGACGAGACCGCCAGTGTCGAGGAGATCCTCCGGGAGAGGCCACGAGCGCAAATATGGCATGCTGTCGATGACGTGAGGTATGAGCCGCATACGTCGCGCAATGGCAATGTGAGCATGCGTGTGACCTACAAGCTCTCAGATGACAGTACAGCGCATTTTGGGAGCTTTGGGGATAACCCCCCGAGAGAGTGGGTGTGCTTTGGCCAGCGAGGTTACGCCGCCAAAAAAGCTCGCCAATGGGCGAAGGATAGAGGATATGATTTCGACATGAGTTTAGATCAAGCCTTGAACACCCTTTGGCCGAAGCCAAAATACATTTGTGTCGAGCAGGACGGCAAGTGGAGGAACGTGGTTGGTCATCATTTCCTACCCACAGCACTGGAGGGCATGCTTAATGAGAATTGATTGGTGTACACAGCGTGGTGAAGTCGTGCAGGAATACAGCTTTTCAATGTTCGATCATTTGTCGTCGAAAAATCCTGAGACGGTATCTCTTGAGTCATTCATCGAGATGGTTTCTGGCGGTGAGCATCAAACGCAGGTCGCGAAAGTTCGTTCTGGAAGTGCCGCCAAAAACACTCTGCCCTGCTTCACGGTGTCGGGAACTTTTCAGGGTGGTCATCACATCGAAAATCGAATCCAGCACAGTGGTTTGATCTGCATGGACTTCGACCTGCAAGACAATCCTGTTCTGGATGGTGCGCCCGATCTGATCGACCAGCTCGGTCAGGACGAGTTCGTTCGGTGTGCCTTCATCACTGCGAGCGGGAAGGGTCTGGCTGCGATTGTGTTGATCGACAGCGCGAGGCATGCCGACGCATGGCGAGGTCTCGCCGGGTACTTCAGAGCGAACTACGGACTGAATGCTGACCCCTCGGGCAAGAATGAGAACCGTCTTCGATTCACGAGTTGGGATAGCAATTTGGTGGAAAACGAAAAGGCGAGGACGTTTCGACGCTACAGCATGGCAGAGCATCTGCCTGAACCTGTACAGCAATCAGATCACGCCGATGCCCTCGACATCCTGATGACAAACGAAAGAGCCGCCGAGATCAGGGATGCGCTCTGCTGGGTGTCCCCGGATGATCGAGACGTTTGGTTGAGAATGGGTATGGCGATACATGCTCGCTATCCATCGTTTGCCGGATACCAGATTTGGCGAGAGTGGAGTGACCTTCACGACACTGGAAACAAGTTCGACGAACAGGATCTCAGTCGCGTCTGGAAAAGTTTTGGCAAAGGCAATTCGAAAATTGAAATTGAAAGTCTTTTCCATCTCGCCCAGAACGCAGGTTGGAGGATGCCGCAAGCTATAGTTACCCGAGAGGTCGCAGAGCAGGATGGCTTGATCAGTTTTGATGGCAAAACATTTTTCGGAATGGAGCGAGAACCGAAAGATCCGGTCATCGATTTTCTGTTCGAGAAGATGGATAAGATGACGCTGATCGCGCCGTCGAAAAGTTACAAGTCTTGGATGCTTCAGCAGATGGCGATGTGCATAGCTACAGGCACTGACTTCCTCGGTCTCGAAGTTCCGGTTGCGCGAAAAGTTTTGCTTATACAGTTTGAGGTGAAACAGAAATGGCAGCAGGAAAGGTACTCGGCATTCGTCCGGGGGTCAGGCTTAAACAAACCAGAGCTGATGGAAAATTTTCACATCGTCAATGCTCGAGGTCAGCGAGTGACGAACATGCGGAAAGCGATCATCAACAAGGCTGATCAAATACAAGCCGACGTGGTGATCATTGATCCGCTCTACTCGATCATCGATGGAAGCGAAAACGACGCAGAGGTCATGAACGACTTGATGATGTTTTTCGACACGATCATGGAGGAGGTCGGTTGCGCGTTGGTCTACAGCCATCATGATGCGAAAGGCAAACCGGGTGATCGAGACACGCGAGATCGTGGCTCGGGATCGAACACTGGAGTGCGAGCAGTTGACACAGTCATGACGCTCACTCATCACGCAGAAGTTGAAAACGCAATCGTTGTCGACATCCTGAATCGAAACTACAAGTCTCCTGATGCGTTCACCGCAGTGTTCGAAAATTGTGTACTCGAGCGAACGAGTCATCCACCTATAGCGGAGACCACGTCGTCGGCTCGAAAGAAAAAGGCTGGTGACAGAGATCACGTCGAGGATCGTCATCAGGTAGAAAAGTTGCTGATGGATACCGGGCCAATTTTCGGGGTTCGACATTTCATCGATCAGATTCAGAATCATTTTGATGTGTCCAACGGCACTGCAAAAAACATAAAGGCCAAGCTGGCGAGCGACGGTGCAATCGTTGTTGGCGAGCCAATTTCCGGGCAGAGAAGGAAGGCGTTTGTTTACCTTCCGAGTCAAAAGCAGAAGGCTCATGAGATGGAAATCGAGATGAAATTATCTTCCTGATTTATGACACAGCATGGCGTTGCCCCTTGGGGGGAGCTGTGGCAGTGTCTACACATCGCCAGCGGGAATGACCCCTCTGGTGAAACTAAGGAACAGATAATGAAGAATACAGTAAAGCCAGAAAAAACATTTGAGATCAAACTGCACAGCACCGTTGAGGATGCTTTAAAATTCGCTAACCGTGAAAATTTCGGAGAAGGTTTTGACGCTTCATGGGAAATCAAAAATGCACAGCCGGGTACGGTAACACCCGGCCATGGTGAAGTTTTGGCATGCTTCACCTGCGACGAGTTGGTGTACGGTTACGATGAGCGCGATGAGCGCGAGAAAAGGTTGCGGGTATTTTACGTTTTCAAATGCAACGATGGTGTAACGCTGATCAACGAGTTGACGTTGGGCAGTTGCATTTCGAGTCGGCCTTTGCGGGTAGTTTTGCCCGATCTTGAGCGTCGTAGAATTATCGTAACCGACATTTTTATCGACAAAGATCGCGAAGGCCGGAAGTGGCTTGCCAGTGTGAATGGCGTAGCCGGAACTGATGAGATTGATATTTAACAAACCCAAGGGGGGGGGCGAAAGCCCCCCCTGCAAAATAAGGAACAGATAATGACATCAGAAGATATTAAAATTGGAACACAGTATATCCGGGACAGCGAAAACGTAAGCACGGTTGTCGACGTTCTTACGACGTACAATTCAAAAGGCGAGGTAGTCCGTCGCAGGTATGTTGCCGAGCGCAATTTCTGTGGACAGACTTTGACCGACCGCGACGTTCTGCCCATCACCATTTTGCGAGGGGTGGAAAGGCTCAAGGAGTGGCGTAACGAGTTGGCTGGACAAAGGCATCGTTCGGATTGGCCTGTCGGCAAAAAGATCACCTGTCGGTGGGTCAACAGTAGGGCTTGCTACCAGATATATGTGTCCGGGAAGTATATCTCCGGCGCATGCGGAGATAGCTTTGAGGATGCATGCGATGCATTTGAATTCGAACACCGTGACGCGCCACTAAGTTGGCGTAATTATGTAACAGAAACACACAAGTAGGAGTAGAAGTAATGAGTAGTAGAAGCAATGCAATTGAGTTGGAAAAGGCTGGAGGTGCGACAATCGCCAGCTACTGGATAACCGGCAGTGGCCGGTACATCAGGCGTCGTCCTGTGCCGATCTGGTGCGCGGAATATGATCGTCGAGAGGTACTTGATCAGACCAAGGGCAAGACCCGGTCGACGGTCAAGAAACTTTTGAAGGCGCATCCTCGCGCACAGAGTTTCATCGTAGTGCAGGATCGACGTGCGCTGAATCGTTGGGTGAAAGCGAAAGGAGGTGACGTGTGAAGTTGAAGGATAGAGTTAAAGAGGCGCGACGGCAAATTCGGTCAGCGGTGAGCGCAAAGCATTTCGATGCAATCGAAAAAGTTTGCAGGAAGGAGGAGCGTTTGCATCGCAAGGCGTTTACTCCTGAAGGCGCAACCTATGCAATGACTGCGAATGAGGCAGGAACATGGATGGCCTGTAGCTACATCGTCGAGGGCGCGTTGAATGTCGAGGACTGGGTGAAGATCGATGCAGAGATGCTGTTCAGTAGTATTCGCCCGGAGTACATTCAGGGGCATGCTCTGGGAGCTGTGAGGTTCGCAGAGGTTACCAGCAATGCGTCCAGAGAGGTACTTGCACTTTGCAGTATGGATTATCACGACATCGTGAAAGTGAGGGATGTATGAAGCCGACATGGAAAACGCAAGAGGTTGAGAATCAGTTGAAGGGATTGAGTGGCGTAGATCGGCGTGAAAGTATTCGCAATTGGGTATGCACCCGATGCGGTCAAAAGGCCACGAGCTTCGATGATGCTTTAAGCCTGAAGGAGTTTTCGATCAGCGGGTTTTGCCAAAGCTGCCAAGACGCAATATTCGGTTGATCGAGCAACAACAAACATATGCCCGGTGGTGTCGCGATTATCTGTTCCTGCGGCATCACCGGGTTTTTTTATGACACACGATAGGCTTCACCTTTTGAGCCAGAATCGTTTAAGATCCACCCATGGCGGGGATGAACCCCGCTGGTAACCAAGGAACAGATAATGACACCAGCACAATTCAAGCAGATTCCAGCAAACCAATTCGACCTCGTTGCCGTCACGGTGGGAGGCCAAGATCCAGAAGTGGAAATCTGGAATGACGACCTGTACAACCAGTGGTGGGAAAACAGAAGGAAGGAACCGACTTTTCGCTGTGCATGCTGCAATCAAAAGGTGAAGTATAACACCATTGTCGTGCATCGCCCTACCGGAGAGCTGTACGACCTCGGAAGTCGTTGCGCGACTGATCTGCAACTCGCGCAATCTCTCGACATCAACTACGCCACCGGCAGACTGAAAAAGCGCGTAGCGGCAAAAGCCAAGGTGAGCCGATTCGTCGATGCCCAGAGTGCAGAGAATCAGGAAGTGATTCGTTGGATGAGCGAGACCAAGAATCGCATCGGCAAGGACATGCACAAGCGGTTGGCGAAATGGGGCGAGCTGTCGCCAAAGCAGATCAGCTTCGCAGCCTCTTTGAAGCAGCGCGAAGAGCAGAACGCAGAAGCAATGGCAGGAGTGGCTGAACTGGACGAGGGCCGCTACGAGATCACCGGCACTGTGATATCTCGCAAGTGCAGGGAGAATGGCTATGGATCAACATGGAAAGTTCTCGTCCAATTGGCTGATGGCCGGAAGGTCTACGGCACTCAGCCAGTGCCTTGCGAGAAGGGCGACACGATTACGTTTACAGCTCGAGTTGAGAAGTCAAAGGACGATGGCCATTTCGGCTTCTTTTCTCGCCCCTCAAAGGCCAAGCTGATTCACAGCTAAAACATCAGGGGGGGGCGAAAGCCCCCCCCTTTTTTATGACACACGATAGGCTTCACCTTTTGAACCAGAATCGTGTAGACTGCACCCATGGCGGGGATGAACCTCGCCGGTAACATCAAGGAACAGATAATGATAATCAGGCAGGAAGGCAGTTTTAGTATCGCACAGAACGACGGGCGGTACTGGTTTTACGAGTCGGTGACGGGCAAGTCGCACTCCATCAGTGCCGATGTCGGCATCACCAGCCCGGAGCGTCTGGAGGCGCACTGGAAAGGATTCGTCGAGGGCGTGAAGCTTCAACACCCAACGTCGGAAACCAAGATCAGCGAAGTCAACGACCTCCTGAAAGCAGGTCGCGACGAACTCCGCAGGACTCCCGAAGTGGACTTCATCTCCCGTGAGTTGGAGATCGTCCCCCTCGACAGTGACGGGGAGCGTATAGACGATCTGCTCGCCTACGTTGACTCCATCACCCGTTCGAAGTTGAACGAGATCTTCAGTCACGACGAGGTGTGTGGCGTCGAGCTAGTATCCACCGGCAAGGCTTTTGACGACAAGGATCTACCTGTCTCAGAGCGGTGGGACGCCACATGGGAGGTCGATCACTTCGCTTTGGATATTTTGCGGTAACGAACATCAGGGGGGGGCGAAAGCCCCCCTTTTTTTTTATGACACAACATAGGCTTCGCCTTTCGATTCAGAATCGTGTAAGATCCACCCATGGCGAGGATGAGCCTCGCTGGTAACACTAAGGAACAGATAAAATGACAGCACTCAAAAAATTAGTATTCGACGTAGACCCTAACCGATTGGCGAAGTTTGTTGACCGCTTCGAGAGCAGCGGTGTGACTGCAACCAAGGCAGTAGATCCCTGCATCCGTTGTGGTGGCAGTGGACAGCACCCGCTGGGTGTGTGCTTCCGTTGCCGGGGTGCGCGTGTTGACCCACGGTCTTGGTCATGGAAATTCGATGGCGAACCCACAGAGGCTTTCATAGCCTTCGCCGTCGAGCAGGATGCCAAGCTCACACGTCAGGCCAATGCTCGTGCAGAGCGTGAGCGTCTCCGGGTAGAAGCCGCCATAGCTAAGTGGGAGGCAGACATCGAGGAACTCGTTCCCGGATGGGCAGACACGCATCTCGAGTTTCGCGGAATTGCATTCGACATTTCTGCTCGTAGCCGTGGCGCGTCTATCCCTAGCGAGAAGCAAATCGCCGTCCTCCAGCGCGAGGTCGAGAACGTGCGCCGTCGTCGCGCTGAAAAAGCGAAGCGCGATGAACTGGCAAAGACCAGCGAGTGGATCGGCGAGGTCGGCGGCAAAATCCAGAACGTCGTACTCGAGTTCGTATTCGAGTCATCGTTCGAAGGTCGATTCGGTGAGACTTGGATTTTGAACTTCCGCGATGCCAATGGCAACTCGGTCAAGTGGTTCACCTCAAGTCCCCAGTCGTTCGACAAGGGCGAGCGCGTGTTCCTGAAGTCGACGACCATCAAGTCGCACGACGAGTGGAAGGGTGAGAAGCAAACCTCCATCAGTCGCCCGTCGTTCAGTAGCTTCACATTGCCTACTGTGATCGATGGTGATCTCGAGGTGGTCAAGAACCCTGAGAGCAAGCGGTGGGACATCGTATGCAATGACGTTGTGATTGTTGATGGCTTCGCAACTAAAAAAGCGGCAACCGAGGCTCTCTCGGTTGTCGACTCAAATTTCAAAAACTAAACGAAGGAGAAAGTAGAATGACGAATCAAAAACTCACCAGAATCCTCACCGCGTGGGAGCGCGTTGCCGAATCCAACCCCGAACTGCAATCTCGGTTCGATACGTTATCATGGTTCGATGGCCGCACTGCGGAGCCGGGGTATGATGACATCGCCACCCGTGCATTCGGGGACTGGAATTACATCAACAGCAAAGATCCTCGAGATCCGATGTTTCGAATCGGTCGCATGCTCGAGAGCATCGATGTCGAGTTGCATTGGCATGACGAGTGGTCAGAGTGCAGTGAGTGCAGTAAGCCTTTCCGAACTCAGCCAGACAGCTATGGCTGGCATCAGAGCTACTTCGTACTCAACGATTGCGAGTTGATATGCCATCACTGCATCGACGACCACATCGATGAGGTTCTCGAGACCTGCGCTGGTAGTCACTGGATCTCTGCACCGCAGACCATCGACCTCACCGAGCATGGATACAAGCTTGTGCATGACGGGTTTGAGCGAGGCTTTCATCATGATCAGAATGCCGACCCGAAAGCCATTGCAGAGTTGCTCGAGAAGATCGATGTGACCGAGTACATCTTTCAGGTTGATGCGGTTGGGCAGTTCGATGTGCGCTTCAGCGTGTATGTGCCGGAGGCCGATTACGACGATGTCTGCGACCTGCAATTCACTTGACAAACAAAAGCCATCAGGCAGAAAGGAGAATGATATGTTGACATTCACTGAAATCGTATTGCTCACAGTCGTCGTCGGCCCTTGGCTGTTCTGGATCTACGTCGACAAGTCCGCGACTCTGGATGATCTGGATGAGGAAAAATAAACCATCCCCCAAAAAGCGAGCGGATCGTACTGTCGGCAAAAAACGCTGGCGGTACGATCCCTCGAAAGCACGTCGCACCTCTCGGTTAATCGCTGTGGGGTGCGAACGTGTTTGAGGTCAGGAACCCGCAGTTCGCCATCAGGAATGTGCGAACCCTGCCCAAGGTGAGACGCGCCATGGCCGAACACCGGCGCAATCACCCGAAGTGTTCTTTCTGTGGACGGTCAAAGTCCGTTCACGTCCATCACGTTGTACCCGTCTCAGTTGCCCCTGAGATGGCTGGAGACCCCGGCAACCTCATGACACTGTGTGCCAAGCGATGTCATCTCACAGTAGGCCACATGGGCAATTGGCGCACATGGAATGCCAGTGTCCGGGCGACGTGTCTGGCGGCAACCCGGAGGACTCGATCATGATCCGGGATTCAGAGATATCCGACTTCATCATGATATTCCTGCTGGTATTGATGGCTGGACTACTGATCGAATCCTGCAATCAGGAGGCTCTCATTTGCGCTGTACGGCTTCGGAGGTTACCCTGATGGAAACACCCGAGCAGATGGCTCATCGTCTCGCAGAGGCCAGCATGCGTATACTGAGCCAGCAAAACGTCATCGAGGATCTCGAGCGCGATTTGTCAGCGGAGCGGGGGAAGGTCAGGTTGCTCAAGAACAGGCTCCTGAAAGCCGAGCGTATTCTAGCCGGGGAAGGTGACCATGCGAAAATGATCGTCAAAGCGTTCAGGATGGCGCAGGAGCGTCCGTTCAGGTCTGCCAGCTACCAATTCATGGCTGGCATTTGCATGCTCTCAGGGCGCATTTCAGAGCGTTTCAGGAGGGGTAGATTTTAGGTGAAAATTGATGGGTATAAAGCTGTATGGAAAAGTGCGTTTTTGAGGGCGAAAATGGGTGAGTGTGGCAGTGGGGCATTGACACTTGCCACACTCGATTTTGAGTGGGGCAGTTGCCACACTCGATTGCCCCATGTTTATTGTGTTTTCGAGTGGGTCAACAGTGTGCTACAGCACTGTACCCACTGAAAGAAACAAACAATAATCTGGGGGGTCATTGCCACAGTCGATTTCAGGTCAAAAATCAGGTCAAAAATCAGGTCAAATTATGAGCAGAAAAAGTCGTGAAAAGGGCAAGCGCGGAGAGCGCGAAGCGGCCAAGGAATTGGCGAGGGTTCTGGGGTGCGAAGCCCGGAGAGGACAGCAGTTCAGTGGAGGCGGGGACAGCCCTGATGTCGTCACCGATATCCCCGGAATACACTTCGAGGTCAAACGGGTGGAAGCGTTCAAGCTCTGGGACGCCCTGAAACAAGCTGAGAGCGATTGTAACGGCAAAGTACCTGTCGTCCTACACCGTAAGAATGGCAAGCCGTGGGTGCTTGTAGTGCGCCTCTCAGACGTTCTCAGGCTGGTCTCAAAGCTCTGGTGGTTCAAGCAGCATTCACACGGCCATCGATCAGCAATCGACTCGCAGTTCTACTGGGACAAGATCGACGACGCCGATCACGGTGGAGCGATGACCGAATCGCCGGGAGGGCCGTCGTGAAAGAGCAGGATCTGGTGGCCATGTTCGAGACGAACCTCAAGCGCAAGCTCGATGAGGGCAAGACCCTGACGAAGGAGGAGATCAGTTATCTTGAGCGTCAGAAGCCCCCACAGGCTCCACAGGAGGAAAACGCCGTCGACCGGGTACTCGAGGTCATGGATGTCAGGAAGCCAGCAGGGAGCCGTTTCAGCCACGCTGAGAGGGTGACGATTGCGAAGGAGATCCTCGTCTATGGCAGGAGCCATGCCCAGATCATGGAGAAGTTCGGCGTAGCAGAGCGCACCCTGATCGACTGGAAGCGCGAGAAGTGGTGGCAGGTGATTGCCCATGAGTTCAACAGGGCGACCGCAGAGGAGGCTCTGGAGGCTGCTCGCAGGGCCATGGTGCAGGAGGTGACTGCACATTCTGATCGCCAGATCGCGCAAAGTCTGGCGATGGTGGAGCTTCAGATGGCCTGTGTCAGGGAGCAACTCGAGACCGGCATGATCAACGATTATGACCATAAAATGGGGCATTTTCAGCGTCCGATAAAGCCGTCAGAGCATGCCATGCTGGCTCAAACCCTCGAGCGTTTGACCAAGGTGAGTCGACAGAATTCCGGTCAGGAGCATCGGGAGGCTTTGGATCTCAAAGGCCGGGGAAGCGACGGTCTCTCGGTGGTCTCTGGCGACGTAGGGATTCTCAATTATGATCTCGACGCAGAGATTGAAACCCCGAAACCGTGTGACAATGTGTCGCAGGATGATAAAACCCAATAAAATCAGGGGTCGCAACTTTACATAGCGAAGATTATGCGACGTTAACTCGAGCGAATGTGCTTAAACCTTAGTAAACTCGGACATTTTGATCGGGCCGAATGCCTCGCTCATAACCTGTGCAGATCCATGCCAAGTGGCAGGGATCGAGCCGGATCGGCGTGTCATAAGCGTGTCATAAAACCCACCCCCCCGGCCCCCGACCCCCGAAATCCGCGATGCGCCAGATAGCGAGACACCCACCACGCAAATTTTCGATTTCTCACAAGGGTTGGATAAAACGGGAGGCGATGAAAAAACAGTGCGGATT